TGAACATGGAGCAGATTATCACCTTAAAGGTAGACCTTGAATACCCAGAAGAAGCGCACCACGCCATTGACAAGGCGGTTGAGGCCTACGAAGCGGACAAGCTCAAGTGGACGGCAGAGGAAATCGTCGAAGCAAAGCATCTGGCAATGCAGATTATGCAGCAGTTGTGCTTGGATGGGTACAGCATCAGCTGGTCGAAGGCAGACAATGCAATTTCGCTGTGGATGCTGGATGAAGACAGCCAAAACCATTCCAACACGTTCTGTATGACAGACCCATTCTACTGGAACATTTGGATTGGCAAGTGCGTTTGTCTGTGCCGGGCTACCGGCAGGGAAGTGCCAACGTTCATCATCAAAAAGGCTGGTGAGTGCTGGTGACGCATTTTTACAAAGCGCCTAGTCGCAAACGGCGGCTAAAGCTGGCGATGGCAGCGGGCGTGTCCCGAAACGAAGCTAACAAGGTACTGTGGATGGAAAAGACGCTGAACCAGTGTTTTGAACGTCACAATCGGGGAGCCAGATTGAAGGAGATGCAGCATGGAAATTAAATACTGCGAGCGTTGCGGCATCCTACTTGGTGCAGTCAATCCTGCAAAAAAATATTGTTCAGATTGCAAAAGGAAAGTTTCACTTGAGCGAAAAAGAGCAAGACGAAAAGCATTGAGCGAAAGTCATAGATTTGTACCAGTAAGAACCACTTGCCAATGGTGCGGAGAGCCAATGATTAAAAAGTCTGCGGCTCAAAAGTATCATAAAGAATGTGCAAGAGACGCTTCTTTTGCAAGCATTGCAGAAAATCAAAAAATGAGGAGAAAACGAAATCTGAATAAGAAAGCGTTGGAAGAAAAAAAGATTCCATCCGTAGGGCAAGTTCAAGCGCTTGCTGATAAAATCGGCAAGCATTACGGTGAGGTATCGAGGATGCTTGCAACAGGGGAACTGACTTATGAATGGTAAATACTACGGTCAGCGGGAAATCCGCTGGCACAGCCGTGAAAAGGAACGGCTGAAAAACATTCAAAAACGAAAGGAGAAAAATGAAAGCACTTGTAGAAATCGCCCTGATGTGGGGCTTAGCGCTTGCGGTGGTTCTGGCAGCGTTTTTTCTGAACTTTTGGCTTGCGTATCAAATTGTGGCTCTGATCGGGACTAAAGGAGCGTGGCTCATCATCTGCATTGCAGCAATTATGGCATCTGCTTGGATTTTGAGCTTTGGTAACAAAAGTGGTGAAAAGAATGACGCTGAAAGCCGCTCTTGAAGAACGTGATATGAAGGCGTCTGAGCTTATCCGCAGAAGCGGAGTGTCAGCCCCAACGATATACAACATAACAAGTCCGAATAAAGTCCCCTACAAGACGGGCGTTAAAGCTGATACGCTTGCAAAGATAGCGCATGTTCTGAACGCAACAATCGTGATAAACAAAAGCAAACCGTTTATGTTTGACATCATTTTGAACTAAGGAGAACCAATGAAAACTTTGAAAGGAATGGCGCTGTCCATGCTTGGTCTGGTCGCGGCTATCGCAGCGGTTGGCTGCGGTGATGCGATTCAAGGATGCCAGACCACAGCGCAGATGCTTGGCTGTGTGATCGTGTCCTGCGGGCTTCTCGCAACGGCTATCTTGCTGTGTGCGTTGGCAGTCAGCGCAGAAGAGGACGAACGCAGCGAGCAAGAATGCCGCAAAATCAAGCGTGTTGCCCACCACACCAACGAGTGGAGGGATGCACGATGAAATGCCCGATGTGCGGTAGCGACAACATTACAACGGTTGACAGCCGGCCAGACGATGACAGCATCGCTCGCCGCAAGAAGTGCCTTGTATGTAACTACCGGTGGTCTACCATCGAAATTGACAAAGACCAGTGGCACAGTGCACTGCAAATCAAAGAACAGCGAAAAAAAGGACGCCCTCAACTATAACACGGAAATTTTGGAGGTTTTAACTATGGAAAGCAAAAACGCAACGAAAGCTCGATTTGAAAATGATCAGGACTACTTCATCCGGATGACTTCTAGCCCTGCACAGCAGCGGATTCGCAACGCCCGCCGCAAGAAGGATGCCGACCAGGAACGTTTCGATAAAGCTTTGGGCACAATTGTAGCCTGCGCGGCTACGTTCGCAATCGCCTTGCTCATCTTTTGCCTTGTTTTTTGAGGAGGTTACAAACGATGAATCCGATGTATGATTGTTCTGGCGCTCTCGACCGATTTGGGGGGGCAATTGAACCTGAAGACGGCGTGTACTTTATGACCAACGAGCAGATGGCAGAAGCCAAAGAAGCTGACCGTCTGGCTGAAATTGAGGACTTGCAGTCTGAAATTGAAGATAGGGAAGCGGAGTTGAAAGACCTCCGTGCGCAGTTGGCAGAACTGATGGCTGGTTAATTTTATACAGCCGTATTAAGCCAAAGCATGAACAATGAAGCCTAATGAAGCCGAAGAAAGGAAACGTATGGACAACAGCAAAATCCATGAAGCTCTGATGGCTGTTCAGTCAGAGCTGAAAGCCCCGAAGGGGCAGATGAACAAATTTGGCGGTTACAAGTACCGTTCCTGCGAGGACATTCTCGAAGCGGTCAAGCCAATCTTGAAAGCGCATAGCCTTGTGCTGCGGCTTTCTGACAAGCCTGTTATCGTTGATAGCTGGCACTACATCGAAGCCACTGCAACAGTTGAATCGCAGGATGGTGCCGCCTACACGGTGACTGCATACGCTCGTGAGCCTGAGTTCAAGAAGGGCATGGACGATTCGCAGATTACCGGCACTGCAAGTAGCTACGCTAGAAAGTACGCTCTGAACGGTCTGTTCTGCATTGACGATACGAAGGACGCTGACACGGACAAGTACCAGAAGCAGACCACAAGCAGGGCAAACAAGCCCGCACAGAAGCAAACGGAAGCGGAAACCATCCCCCCATGCTCTTGCTGTGGAAAGCAGTTGCAGCCTATTCAGTACAACAACCGCACCGTATCGCCGCTGGAAACCGCAAGAAGCACAAAGAAACGCTTTGGGCGCGTCCTGTGTTGGGACTGTGCTCAGAAACAGCCGAAGGAGGGCTAAATAATGCTCAATTCTATCGCAATTCAGGGGCGTTTGGTTCACACGCCCGAAGCTAAGGTTACGAAGTCCGGCAAGGATGTTTGCACGTTCAGCATTGCTTGCGACCGCCAGAGTGGCGGTCAGAAGGAGACCGACTTCTTCAACTGCACCGCATTTGGCAACACGGCACTGTTCGTTTCCAAGTGGTTCCAGAAGGGTAGTCTGATTTTGGTGACTGGTAGCATCCAGACCCGGAAGTATATTGACAAGCAGGGAAATAACCGTACCGCAACGGAAATCATGGCGAACAAGGTTGACTTCTGCGGCGGCAAGTCTGACAACAAGCCCGCCGATCGGGCGCAGGATGCACCGCAAAACTACTCTCAGGGCAACACGGATGACTTCTCTGTGATTGACGATTCATCGGATTTGCCCTTTTAGGACATAAACCCTGATCGCCTGCCTTATATAAGAGCTGCGCTATCTGGCTGGACGGGCGTTTGGAAAGATGAAAGTTTTAGTTGCCTGTGAGGAATCGCAGGAAGTCTGCAAAGCATTTCGTGCCCGTGGGCATGAAGCCTATTCCTGCGACCTGATTGAGCCGTCCGGCGGGCATCCAGAATGGCATATTCTCGGTGACTGTCTAAAGGCTATTGAGGGGGGGGCAGGTCGTGACCATGGACGGAACCGCGCATGATGTGCCCCGCTGGGATATGATTATCGCATTTGTCCCCTGCACAAAGACGAGCAACGCGGGAGCAAGACACCTGTACAAGGGAGGAAAGCTCAATCTTTCTCGGTATTATGAGGGATTGTGCGGCAAGGCGCTTTTTCTTGCTGTGTGGGCGGCAGATTGCGAAAAAGTGGTGATTGAGAATCCTACCCCCAGCAAGATTTTTGATTACCCAAAGCCTACGCAGGCAATCCAGCCCTACGAGTACGGACATCCGTACAGCAAGAAAACGCTGCTGTGGGAGCGCGGTGTGCCGCCGCTACATCCGACAGACATCGTGGAGCCTACGGCAACATGGTGCCCGTCAGGCTCCTACTCGCACAAGCACGGTGAGCAGCACAAGGGAATGTTTACCACTGACCGTGCAAAAAACCGGGCAAAAACTTTTACTGGCGTGGCAAAAGCCATGTCCGAACAGTGGGGTTGATAGAATGATTACCTGTTGTCTCAACTGCCCATCACGCCACCAAGCCTGCCACGACACCTGCGAGAAATATAAGGCAGAGAAGAAAGACTTCGAGGAACGCAAGGCGTTCGTGTATGAGCTGAACCACAGCCAGAGCGTGTACCACCGTGATTATGAGGACAAGCACCGAGAACGTAACAAGAAGCGGTTTCTCGGAAGTGAATTTAGAGGTGAACGAGGATGAATCAGTGGATCAATGTCAAAGACAAGTTACCAGAGATGACGGAAGAAGTTACCGAAGTGGACGGTGACAGAGAATATACGCTTTGGTATGAGAGCAAGCCTGTTCTGGCGTTTGATAAAACCATGTATGACGAAAATAGCAGAATGCAAACGGCAGTACTTACAGACGATGGTGATTGGCTGACAACATTTGATGAAAAACGACTTGAAAACGTAACCCACTGGATGCCTTTACCCGATGAACCAAAGGACAACGCATGAACACCGGCAAGCAGTTTGAAGCAGACTTCAAAGCATCCGTCCCATCCGATGCGTGGTGCTACCGACTGAAAGACAGTGCTGCCACCTACTACGGCGGCAACGAGAACCTGTCCTTTTCCATCGACAACATATGTGACTTCCTTGTGTACAGATACCCGATGAATCACTTGTTTGAGCTGAAAACCATCGAAACGCCCTCTATCCCTCTGGAAAAGGTGTTTGGCAAGTACGACAAGGCAAAGTGCAAATACCGCAAGGAAAAGCACATCACTGATATGGTGGATGCAATGGGGTACAGCGGTCAGACCGCCCATGTGATAGTCAATTACAGGGCGGTCAACCGCACCTTTGCAATCCCTGCCAGCAAGGTTCTAGCGTTCCGTTACAACGAACGCCGCAAGAGTATCCCTTGGCAGTGGGCAGAGCAAGAGGGGATAGAGGTCAAAGCAAAAAGGCTGCGTGTCCATTGGCGGTATGACGTGGATGGACTGCTAAAGAGATTGGAGAAAGAACATGGCATTGATATGTAATAGGTGTGGTGAAACGTTTACACTTGAGGAATATAACAAAATGAAGAACAAACTTGAGGTTCGGCCAATAATCGGTGGAGAAGAAGGATGGAGCGTTCTTCTATGTCCCTCTTGCATGGAAAAGCTGAACGACTGGCTGAAAGGAGAACAAAAGTGAGTAAGAAAGTTTCAGACATTCTGCCTAAGACGGAAATCTTGGCGCAGTTGGCAGAAGAAGCATCTGAACTGGCGCAGGCTGCGTTGAAGCTGCGCCGTGCGCTGGATGGAACGAATCCGACACCGAAGAGCGTTGAGGAATGTTTAGAAAATATACAAGAAGAAATGGCGGATGTTTTTGTCTGCCTAACCATGTTTGGCAAGTCCGCCGAAAGAGACGGAATCTTGATTTATAACAGGTACATGGAAAAGGTTATCAAAATCGAAGATGAAAAAGAATCCCGCTGGCTCTCTCGCCTTGAAGAAAAGGAGAATAAAAATGGCTGAATATCATGTTGGATGCGGGATGTTTGGCATTTATGCAGGAACTGTAAAAGCAAACGGAAAAGAGTGGAAAGATAAAACTCGTATTACGGATGAAGCAGTAGAAGCGGTTCGAGACTGGCTTGTTTCTAAGGCAGAAGAAGAAAAACAAGGCTTTTATGGTTACGCTTGGGATACCAAAGACGGAAAGACTGTGATCTTGAAAGTCACCATTAAAAACAAGGAGCAGCCGGATGAATAAATTTGGAAACTGCCCCCTGTGCGGAAAGCAGGAAGAGCTGAGAGAAAGGTGGAACTAACAATGTTTGAATTTGTAACTCGCTGGCTGGTCTGCCTAGTCCTGCTGGCGGTAGTGGTTCAGTCCGAACGGACAATCAAAGACATGACAGACGACCAGTTTGAAGAACAGCAGGCAATGTTCGTCTGGCTGTTCATCAACGTGTGTCTGGCCGTTTGTACGGCTGTTGCGATGGGGTGGAAATAATGGAAATTTGCGACATTGAGAGAAAAGAAATCAATTTTGGGTGTCTGGAGTATGGAGATGTGTTTGAGATTAACGGAGAAATTCTCGTGAAAGCTAACGTGAACCTTTCGGTAAGTAAATTGTCTGGCGGTGTCAGCTTAAAAAGCGGAGAGTTTTTGCAGATAGATGAGTTTTTTCCCGTCAAGATGGTAAACGCTCATCTTCAGTTGGAAGGATAAGGAAAATCATGGACAACGAACTTTACTGCCCGATGAAGATGACCAGCAATCCGCTTGGTCGGTGCGTCTGCGAGAAAGAAAAGTGCGCTTGGTGGCGGCAGTGGGACAACTGCTGCTCCATCTTGTGGATTGCACGGGAATTGAGAAACATCGAAAAAAAAATGAAGAGGTGAGAGTGTGAAAAAGCGGATTTACCTTGTTCTTGAAACCGAAACGGACGAGGATGACAAGAGCATCCGTAGCGATATTGAGCAAGAACTTGGAATGGCCACGCACTATTTTGAAACGGTTTCTTATAGCGAGAACGGTTTTCCTGACAAATGGATTAGCGTCAAGGATAGGCAACCAAAACACCATACTCCAGTTCTTGCATTTTGCGATAACGGCGATACGATTTTTGGCTTTATGGACTTTTACAAAAATTGGGCAGAAGTCGGGAGTGAAATTCCATACGCCGTCACCCATTGGATGCCACTTCCTGAACCACCAAAGGAGGTCTGATACATGGCAACACCCCCGAAGCGTGGTCGTGGCAGACCGCCGCTGACCGAAGCTGAAAAGAAAAAGCGTGAGAAGCGAGCGCAAAAGGCGAAAGAAGAAGCCGCTGCAAAGCGTGAAAAAGAGCGTGAGAAGAAGAAGCAACAGATGCTTAACAAACGGAAGTCTATCCGCTCGCAGGTGAGTAAAAAGGTGAAAGAACAGCAGGAGTTAGCAATCACGAGGTCTAAGATGTTGAATACAGGCGATTTGCAGTCGAGAATCGGTGATGAAGAGGACAAGAAGGTCATCGGCATGATTGCAGCTAAGTATTTTGGCGACCTTCCGAGCGTGGACATGAACAACCCGATTGAAGTGCAGCAACGTCTTGACTTCTTCTTTGACGCTTGCATCGAAGCCAGAATCTCCCCTGTGGTGGAATGGATTGCACTGGTGCTGGGCATCGAATGGGTGAGCCTGAAGCAGATTATGGCGGGCAAGCGCCGTGACGACAGCTTGCAGCAGAAGTACATCCTGAAACTGATTCTGCAAATGCAATCCATGTGGGCGTACAACGGTATGTACGGTCAGGAGAACCCGGCAGAGTGGATTTTCCGAGCCAAGAACTACTTTGGTATGCGTGACAACGTGGAAGTCACCGTTGCACCGCCTGAACAGCCGTTGGGTGATGCCCAGAGCGCAGAGCAGTTGGCTCAGAAGTATCAGACGGCTTTGCCAAAAGGGATTGACGTGGAGTACAGAGAGGTGGTGGAACATGACTAACGGCGATTTTATCCGTTCCATGACGGACGAAGATATTACAGAAAACTTTACGCGGGGCATCTGCGAACTTATCAAACATCGTGACCCGGAGCGTTGCCAGAACCGTGAGCATTGCTTTCATTGCGTCAAGGACTGGCTGAAAGAGAAGAACACAATCATGGTGAGGGCTGACAAATGGGAACTTTGATTGATTTTTCCGACCCCTGCCTACGCACGTTCCTGCCTGTCCTCTTGCAAGACCACACGACAGGCAAGAACATCATCTGGGCGACAGACCCACCGCCCGAACTGGACGTTGGCTTTGCAGATGAAATCACGCTGGAACAGCTGGACAAGGTTCAGCTTGTCCCTCGTGTACAGAAACGGCTGGCAGACCAAAAGAAGCGAACCAACAAGAAAGCAGAGGTGTTTACGCCGACTTGGGTTTGTGAGAAGATGACAGACGTTGCCGAAAACGACCTAAAGGGCGAGGACTGGAAGGAGTACATCAACAAGACTTGTCTTGAAGTAACCTGTGGCGAAGCACCGTTCCTGACAAGTCGATACGATACCACCACAGGGCAGATAATTGCCGTGCCAGACAGAATCGGTCTGCTGGACAGAAAGCTGAATATTCTGGCAGAGCAGTTCCACGACTACGATATGTGGATGTGCTGGGCAATTAACGCCTACGCATCGACATACGGCTATGAGTGGCAGGGAGACAATCTCTTGCTGGCAAGGTGCAACCTATTCCTGACGCTAATCGAAAATTTTAGGTATCGGTTTGAGGCTGAAAAGCTGGAAATCGGCTTCATGCCCATTTTTCTTGACTGCATTGCAGACACCATCTCATGGAACGTCTGGCAGATGGATGGGCTGAAAAAGGCCGTACCCGGCACGGATATTCCGTGCAAAATCAAAGACTGGAAAGCCGACAAAGAAATTTTGTTCAAGTACGTTGGGGAGAATGACTAATGCAGACTGACAGAGGAATCTACCACAAGCGAGTATGTGACAATGGCACGACAGATTCTCGTGGGTCTGTTATAACGGTCTGTCTGAGTACCGGGCTGATTTTACAGACCCGGACGATGTGTGCAAGGAATGGGAGATGAGAAAATGAGCTACGATATTTATCTATGCGACCATGTAACGCATAAACCGCTCAAAGCGGATAGTACGCATTTTATCGCTGGTGGTATGCGCGCTATGGGCGGTACAAAAGAACTGTGGCTCAACGTCACCTATAATTACGGTCACTTCTATTATCGACCGGAAGTGTTTGGTGAGGGCGGCATCCGCTCCATCTACGGCAAGACAGGCGCAGAAAGCATCCCGATGCTTGAAAAGGCTATTTCTGCACTAGGCGACGATGTAGACGATAGCGACTACTGGCACGCCACAGAGGGCAACGCCAAACGCGCCCTGTACGGTCTGCTTACGTTTGCGAAGATGCGGCCTGACGGCGTGTGGGATGGAGATTGAAGGGAGAAAAGTGCGATGGCTAATTATTCAGAATACCTTGAACGAAACGCACTTATTGAAAGAATCAAGAAAGCATATTGCAATGGCTGCGAGAACTACAATGGAGTTAAATGCCGTGCTTGCGGTATTGGTGATGCCATTGACGTTGTGGAGGATGCCCCGACAGCCTTAGAACGTACCGCTGAATGGATTGCGCAAGACGAAGATAAGACGAGGTTCATGTGCAGTAATTGCCATGCGAGAAACAACCGAGACCGCTACAACTACTGCCCGAACTGTGGTTCTTTGATGGAGAACAGGTTATGAGTAACACCCTTTGGCATCCAGCAAGCGAACCGCCACGAGAGCGGACGCAGCCTTTGTTGCTTGCGGCTAAGAAAACGTGGCGTGATAAGGATGGAAAAATGTTGCAAGGAATCTCGCCGACAGCATACTTTCTTGGCTGTTACGCAGACGGTCAGTTCTGGGATGAGATAGGCGAAAGACTGCCGAAAGATGTGACGGTGACGCATTGGATGGCGTTTCCGATGGTATGAGGTGATGAGTATGAGCAATTGGATTAGTGTCAAGGATAGACTGCCCGATATTCCGAAAAACGATTTTGCCAGCGATTATGTTCTGGTTCACGACAAAAAAAGCTGGTGACTGGGTAGCCTATTATGATGCAAACGGTGGTTGGTGTGAAGCAATAGAGTGCATCCCATTCAAAAATGTTACACATTGGATGCCTATGCCTAAACCGCCTATGGAGGACTAAATATGAATGGATTTGAAGCGCTAACAGAAGCGATGAACCAATGTGCCGCATCACTTGAACAGCTTGCAAATGTTATCAGACAGTCCGAAACGCAGTGCGGCTACATCAAGCAGAAGCGCAATCGACCTGTATACCGTAAAGGCGCAAAGCTACATGAAGGTTTCAAACGAATCACGAGAACGAGAGAGGGATTTAGAAAGTGAAAAAACTTAAATTTCCTGAGGATTTCTTTGCATACGACAACCCGGACTGCCCCGACAAGGACATTGAAAAAGCCGTGAACAGGATGAAGAACTGGATGAAGGGCGAGACCTACAAGAGTAACCCTTGGTTCTTTATGGCTGCTGGTAACTATCTGATTGTCGGTCTGATTGCTGAGGATGGGCAGAAAACAATCTACGTTGCGCGGCAGTATTATGAGATAGTCAATATTCCGGGCGAAGGATGGCTGCGTGAACCTGACGCTGAGTGCTTGTTTTAATGGAGGATTAAAGATGGAAGAACTCAAGAGATGCCCGTTCTGCGGTGGAAAAGCTGTATTTTCCGTTAATACCGCATCTTCATGCAACCTTCTGCGAGGGTATGAATTTAATATCCGATGCTCTAAATGCAAAGCCACAATTCCTGATAGATGCTATCAAATCGAGTTCAAAATGAACGATAGTGGGGAGATAGAAATTATCCACGATGGGCGCAAAGACGCTATCGAAGCATGGAACAAACGCTACAAAGAGGATTGAATATGGGGCAGGAACACAAGCCGAGAACATCAATGATTCTTTTGTTGGAACACGTTCATGCGATGGACGAGCTGACAGACGAGGAATTTGGAGCATTCGTCCGCAACTACGCACAGTATGTTGAGACTGGACTTGAGCCAGCATACGACAACGACCGTGCTATGCGGATGATCTGGAAAGTCGTTAAGGCGTTTGATGATATGAACGCACAAAAAATACAAGAGCGAATCGAAAAAAACAGACGCAGTGCAAATAAGCGTTGGAACGATGAAAAATGCAAGTGCATACAAACGCATACTAATGATGCAAACGCATACGCTGGTATGCAAAATATGCAAATGAATGCAAACGATGCCTTATCTGTATCTGATTCTGTATCTGAATCTGATAAAAAAGAAAAATGTGAAAAGAAAAATGCCAACGAAGTAAAACGCTTCAAAGCTCCGACTATCGAACAAGCCAAAAAATACTTTTCCGAGAAGGGCTACATAGAATCAGAAGCGGAGAGGTTTATTGACCACTTCACGGCAAATGGCTGGAAGGTTGGCAAATCGCCTATGAAGGACTGGAAAGCTGCTGCACGAAACTGGATGCGTAACGTGAAGGACTGGAACGGTGGCTATCAGCAGACAATGGCTGAATTGCCTGACGAGGGAGACTTTCTGCGGTGAATATTGAAAATCAGACACAATATATTCTGCTGGGGGCAGTCCTCACGTTCTCGGAATACGCAGATGTGCTGCAAGACCTTAAAATCGACGATTTCTGCCCTGAACTGCGTGATACATTCGCCTCCATTCGTGGATATTGGGAACACAACGACAAGTGGAACCCGGTAGAAGTCATGGGGCGGTACGATAACTGCAAGAAAGCAATGGGTGAGTGTCTGGATGCCTTCGGTGCAGAGTTCATCCGCAATGTCACCCATGAAATGATGCTTGGATGGGCTGGAATCGTCAAGGAACAGGCAGCATTGTCCAGAGCAAGAGAGATTGCGTTCAAGATCGTTGATGGTTCGACCAGGTACGCAGACCTGGCAGGCATCTATGAGCAGCTAGGTGAAGCTATCAACCTACACAACGAGAGAAGCGATTTCATTCCGATGTGTGATGGCATAGACAATTACATCCGCAAGCTGGATGATAAGCCTGAGTATATCAGAACAGGGCTTAGAGTGTTGGATAACAACTTGCATCTTGTGCCGGGCAACTTCGTTGTGATCGGCGGCAGACCGTCTGCTGGTAAGACCGCTCTATCCCTGCAACTTGCCTGTGAAATAGCCAAGAACGGACGTAAGGTAGCGTATTTCAGCCTAGAGACTGACCCGGACACGCTATATGCTCGTATTATTGCAAACCAGCTAGGCGTACCGTTGCATACGGTCAAAAACAAGACCGTCAGTATTGACGAGCTTGACCGGCTGGCAGCCATCAAGAAATATCCGCTGTTCGTCCGCTCTGCTGCCGGTAAAAGCGTTGGGTGGATTAGAACGCAGTCCATCAGAATGCAAGCCAAAGTAGTTTTCATCGACTATTTGCAGCTTATCCATCAAGCCGGAGCGAAAGACCGATACAGTGCCGTCACGGAGATCAGCATGGCATTGCATGAGTTCGCACAGTCCACAGGAACGCTGGTGGTCGCTCTTGCGCAGCTCAATCGAGAGACCGCAAGAGCGGGCGTCCCACCAACTGCCGCAGACCTGCGAGAGAGCGGGCAAATCGAGCAGGACGCAGATGCAATCATCCTGCTGGCGCAGAACGTGACAACGAAAAAGCGGCCGGAGCAGCATTATCACTTTGCGCTTGAGAAGAACAAAGAGGGCAACGTGGGGTCACTGGACATCACGTTCCAGATGGAGACGCAGCAGTTCAAAGAATGCGTGTGGATGTAACGAGAGGAGAATAAACATGAAATACCGAAAGAAACCAGTTGTTATCGAAGCATTTAAGCTCAATGCACGAGGCCTTGTTGGAGCAGATTGGTTCTGGGATGCAGTAAGTAGCAATGATATTATCACGCATGACTTCGGAAAGTTTCACAATGACCCTGCGTGGTGCGAGATTAAAACGCTTGAAGGGACTATGATTGCAAGGACTGGCGATTATATCATTCGTGGCGTAAATGGCGAAATCTACCCGTGTAAACCTGACATTTTCGAGAAAACATACGAAGCGATTGAGCGATAGTAGCCTAGCATTGCTTCTGCGCTCGTATCGTCACGGTAGAATAGGCAAGAAAAACAGATAACAGGGTCAGGGCGATAAAGTTATCGTCTGAACCCCATAAATATTTTTCGTCAATCAACAAACGGAGGAAAACGATTATGAACATCACTCGACTGGAACAAGAGACCATCGTCAACTTCAATGCAGCGGAAGATGCTGCATCGGTTTATACCGCTGACCCGGTGTATATGCGCAAGCTTGACAAGCTGTGCGAGCGGGAGCCTGTGTCGTACAAGCTGGTCAAACAGGACAAGGACGGCAAGTGGTATGAGATGCCCAAGCGACTTGTGCGGTTTGCTACCACAAGAATTATGACAGACGAACAGAAAGAAGCGGCTGCGGAGCGTATGCGCAAGATGCAAGCAGATGGTAGAATCTAATCTCCGCTAAAATCTCCAATCAACAAACGTATCAGAAAGCATGGAATGGTGTCAGGTGGTAAAACTACCCTCTGCGACTATTCCATGCTTTTTTCTTCTGTTATTAATCGAGAGAAAACGGCAAGGTCTGATTTTGAGCAGGAACCGTCTCGATCGAGTGGCGTTTGGGCTGATATGGCTACGACTATCAGCGTGATGCGTTTGCATGCAAATGGATGCACATGATGCGTTCGCATCCAATCTTCCCCCCTTTCTTCCCCCTCTTTCCCCTACAACCCCTATTACCCCCTATAATCCCCCTAACTCCCCCCTCAAACAAATAAATTGTTTGAGACCCCCACGCCAAAATAGTGCGACAACTGCAACAACCAAAAGTGACAACCAGATGTTTTACAAAGGTTCTTTCTCCCTACAACCCTCTATCTCCAAAAGCTACACCGTTAGCCAGCAGAGCAGACCGTAGGCGAGAACTGGCGCGATGTTCTTGCTGATGGATGGTCTGCGACTATTCCAGACATGGAGAATTGACTTCATTTTGTAGTCAGTTGAATATGTAGAAATGTTGCATAGGCTATTCCTAGTAGAATGCTATGGATTGAATAAGATACCATAGTGCATTACTGGGAATTAAATCGAACGGGAACAGACTGAATCGGATGGTACAAGTTATTATACAAAATAATCCGTGATTATCGGGAGCAACTATATCTGTATACTATAATAAGTACGGTTATTATACGAAATGGATATAACTAGCGGAAGAATAAATTATGCGAAATTGGAACGAGAGGTGATTTTGGGAGTGGTCGGATGACTCTGCGACTATCGCATTTCTATTTCTCTAAAAGGCGAACGACTATTTCACACAAAAAATACATGACTATTTGACGAAGGCTCGTAAGAAAACGCTACGACTATTACTTTACGACTATCAGTGGATAGCTCGTTACTATACTATATATAGGACTTTCAAACAGTGGTCGTCTGACGACTTTGCGACTATTCTACGACTATCCGCCGGGAGAACCTACGACTATCGGCTACGACTATTCCAAAAGCTGTTACGACTATTCCAGCCGGAACGCTGCGACTATTGCTGACCTCTATTAGCTATCGGGCGAAAGCCCGAAAAGAGATGCGGCGGTAGCTGCTAATGGTTCCGCGCCACCCGCCGCTGGACTGCCCCGCCGGGTGTAGGGTGCCGGGCTGTCCCTGTACAGGTGGATGCGCTGACCCCTCAGCAGGTGCGCCGGGTCTGTGCTGCTGGTAGTGTGTCAGCACTTGCCAGCAATCCACAGGCGGCAGGGGCTGACCCCGCCGGGCTGGCATGGTCTGCGATGTGCTGCACTGTCTGGCATGGATCCATAACAGGGGCGCACCTCTACACCATTATATACCTTATTATAATAGGGCGGCTGTGCTGACCTGTACAGCGTCCGGCGTGGCGCTGGTATCTGGTATCGGTGGAGGTGCTGCGGCGCTGTGATACGCTCCAACGTGCCGCAGGCGGTATATAGGCGGTTTGTGTGGCCGCTGTATTGTATGGGCTGGAATGGGTCAAATCAACGGAAACGCTTCTGCGAAGCCCCGTAAACGGTTTTGGCATTTTGGCTGTATAAATTGCATCTGCAACAGAAAAGCCGCCGTAAACGCTTGTATGCGGCTCATGCGCCGCCGGGCAAAATAAAAGCCCCGCACCCTCAGCAGGTGCAAGGCAAAAGAAAAACCCCGCCAACGTGGGCGGGGTAGAAATGGGAAGAGGGTCAGCGCTGGCGCCGCCAGACGTTATAATCTGCCGCGGTCATGATGGTATAGCCGCCGCAGACCTTGACGACAACGTCTGCACCGGTTGCGGCCTTGCGTGCATAGTATCGGGTGGTGTACAGTCCGGTCATTGCATTATATCCCTTGCTAGTCATAATATAATAAGCCCTCCTTATTTGCTCGCCTTGAACAAAGCGCTGAAAAACCAAAAAACAAACAGAATACAGGATAATATCACTTGTCGCACCCCCTCATACCACGCTAAAACGCTTGTAAACGGTCTTTTTGCTACACTCGGCGTAAATATCCGGGTGTGCTGCCTGTAAAAGCTTGCTATCGAGCCGGACGGAAGAAACATCCCTGTAAATGGCTTTTGCCGTGCCCTGCACCATTTCAGGTGCGCCGTGCATCATATCGATAATTTCAGCCTTTACGGCATCATTCATTGCTTCAAGCTCTTCAATCAACCGCTTGTTTTCGCGGTATGCGTTCACTTTTTCCTCGAATGTGGTCATTTTTTTCAGCCCTCCAAAATCCCTTTGTTCGTGAATAGCGTTCTAAGGTTGCGCCGCTCGTATTCTCTCCAATTCTCACCGATTGCAAGCGCTGAGTTTTGCGCCCAAAACGGGACGCCTGACCGGTCAAGCTGACCAAACAGAAAATGAATCGTTTTATCTGCCTTGTCTAAAAAACCGATGTCATCCGGGTCTTTTTCCCTGCAATAGGAGATCTCAGCCATCCAATATGCAAGGGATTCTAACAGGCTGTATGCCTTTTTATTTGCCGTGTATGTCATTTTGTGCGCCCCCTCAGCTGTTAAGAAATGCGATCATAACGAGTGCGCCGGAGATCATGCCGCCAATATACCAGAGCGCCGCCCACTGGGTAAAGTCCAAAGTGATCATACTGTAAAGCCTCCATTAGTCAAACTCCGGCATCGCCAGAATGATTTTTTTACACCGCTCAACGCTCAAACGGTACGGCTTGGAGCGGGTCAGGTTGTCCGCTACAATCTGAGTGTATACCATCAACGGCAACTCAAACAGCCCGGCACACTTGGGATAAAGGCGCACGGCCTGATTGCGAATTTCAGCGTTGATTTCATCGGTTCTTGTCATGGTTTAAACCTCCGTGTAACCGTCTGCAATGGCCTGCGCCTTGAGTGTGTCCATGTCCCGCTTTGCTACAACAGGGACGTCCTTAGATACTCAGTGCTCCGGGACGCGGGAAAAGGTCTTTGCGTTGGTATCAATGCAAAGATAATAGCCGTTCCCGTTTGCGTTAGTCTTAGTTCTAAATTCCATTTTCATTTTTATACCCTCCCATTAAAACCAGTAAAGCAAGTACATATCTGTGCCCGGCTTTGTGATTTCTCGAATGCAAGGATACAAGCCGTAACTATCAATCTGCAAGCCGTATTCTGCAAGCTCTTTGTTGAGCTTTACGCGCCGCTTTGCAAGCTGAGCTTGTCTGGTTTTGAGCCATTCAGAGTTATAATAACGGCTGTCGTTGTCAAGCTCCCACGCTCTTGCATCTGCAAGCCCCCAACGCTGCACGCTGTCAAGGAGCTTTCTTGCTTTTTCGTATGCCTCAGTGGGTACGCGGTCAGCGGCTTTATCTGCAGCGGTTGTCAGCGTGTCAAGCGTGGCAAGGTCAAACGCGGCGCGGGCTCTGTTGTACCATACACAAGCGCGATGACTGCGGCCCTCGTAATCTCCCGGAATGGGGCGGGCGGTGTAATCGATCTCTTTATTGTTCATCATGGTTTTGGCCTCCTGTTTTGGTGTATTGTGGTTTGTTCTTGTTTGTGCCTTTATTATACTATCAATAGGGTTGTATGTCAATAGATAGATAGCAATTTACTATCACAAGAAATAACAAAATATCCTTGTGATATTTGTTCATATTGCTATCAATATACCATGCCTGTGATAGAGCTATCACAATACGCATGATAGATGAGTTGCCCGCCTTCCAGCGCCGCCGCCGTCCCGATCGCTCAGCGTGTCCAGCGTCGGGGCGTGTGTGCCGGTATGCAGGTGCTGACACGGCCTGCCTTGCCGATTGTGCTATTCAGTCTGTCCGGGTGCGCTGGATTGGGGGGCAGGGGTTGACCCGGGGGGTATACAGGCAGCGCCGGGGGTGGGGTGGGTGAACACCTCTCGTAGAAAAAATTCAAAAAAGGCGTTTTCCTTGCCTACCCACCACCTCTTTTCTGCACAAAACGTACTACCCACTATTGCCAATCTTAAAAATTTCCCGCAAAAACAAAAAGACCCCTACAAAGGGTCTGTGTTCTGTGCTATACTTGCCTTACAAGCCTTGAAAGGGAGGAATCTACAATGGCTAAAAGTAAAATGACAACGTGCAAGCACTGTGGTGCAGAGATTGCCGCAAGTGCAAAGGTCTGCCCTCAGTGTGGCGGTAAGAACAAGCCGCCCATCTACAAGCGCTGGTGGTTTATCGCCATCATTGTTTTGATTGTTTTGTCTGCTATTGGTGGCTCTAGCAGCAGTTCTGACGGCTCTGCAAGCAGTAGCACCACTAAGGCAAGTGCATCCACCGCTTCTTCCGTTGCGTCTGTGCCTGAAATCAGCGAGGATGATTACAAGGCTGAGTGCCAGACTGTGGACTATAAGGAGCTGTGCCGTTATCCTGAAAAGTATGAGGGCACCAAGATTGTTGTCAAGGTAAAGGTCTCGCAGATTATTGACGCAAACTTCTCCGGCAGCGAAAAAGCATGGAGAACCTACACGGACAACAGCGGATACGGCTTCTATGCCGATGACGAGTATTATATGCTGGATAAGCGTGGTGGCGATGCTGTGAAGATTCTGGAAGATGACATTATCAACGTCTACGGTGAGTTCACCGGGCTTGAGAAAATCACCAGAGCATTGACCAGCACAACTGATGAACTTCCCCGCATTGAAGTCAAATACGCAGACCTCGTAGAGGAATAATCGCATAACACAAAAAGCCAGCGGCTAGATGTTCTCTAACCACTGGCTTTTCTTATAGGTTGTTATACGCTTCTACGGATGCTTGCATAGAGCAGGCGGAACGTCTCACGGCCTTTCGGCGTTACTCTGGTTTGTACGCCACCGTGCTTGTTCTTCTGGTTGCAGTATTCCTTGACTGCAAACAAGCCGTCACCCTTACCCGCTTTCGGCAGGATGCCTTTGTTCTTGTCGCGGTAGATATAACCGTCAGAAATGAGCATCTTGATGAACAAGCGTTCAGGGATGCGCAGTTCCTTTGCGGTCGAGCGGAAATTGGTAGACACGTTCCACGCCACGAGGTCGTCAAAGTAGTCTGCCTTGGGCTGCATCTCCTCGTTCTTCTCACAGAGCTGCTTGTTCTGCGTCTGCAACGCTGCGTTCTTTTCCTTTTCGGCTTTCATGTTCTGAATCAGCCCGATCACAAAGTCCGGGTTGGCAATAGCCGTCTCCAACAGGTTGTCTGTCATGTACATCCCATGCTTGCGGATTGACGGCAAGACCTCGTGAGTGACCCAGTGCTTGAACCGCTGTGCACTTTCCAGCTTGCTGCTGAAAATCAGACTGTACAGTCCGGATTCGTTGATGATAACCATTTTCTGCATCCCACCGGGGGTCATCATTTCGGTGACCCCCTTGTCGATTTCGTCAACGTGGTTTGCAACGGCGTTGGCAAGAGATTTGCCTTCACCGTACCCAAGTGCTGCGGCAATGTCCTTGCCAACAAACCAAGGGTCGTCATCAATGAGCATGACGCGGATTTCGCCAAACTCGGCGTTGTTGAAGATTTTGATGTTCTCAGACAAAGAAAGTTGCATTAAAAAGCTCCTTTTCACTTGTAAGAGAAGCAATTTTCTGCTATAATAACGGCGAGAGAATGCTTCTCTCAGGGTTTACATGATACGTTCGCTAAAGTTTGCCGACCCAAGCGAGCGTATCATTTTTCGTTTTCATTGGTAGAATCCATCGGATGCAGCGCAAAGAATGCTTCACGGAACGCAGCAGAAATGGAAACCCGGTTCTTGATGCAGTATTCCTGCAAGCTTGCAAACTGCCGCTCCGTCACGCTGATGGTAACGGTGTGACCGTAACGCTCTGCGTAAGGACTACTCATACATATTCACCCCCTTTCGTTTTGCTGTGCAATAAGTGTAATTGCAAAATATCTGAATGTCAAGTTAAAATACACTAGATATTGTGTTCGCTAGTGTTCACATCAGATTTTGCCGTTCTTATTGGCTGCTCCCGCTTCGTACCCTGCCCGGTAGTTCAGTTCGGACAGCTTACCCAGTGCTTCTGCGTACTCCCTATCCTCGCTGGTCGGCTCTTTGCCGTGGGCGAGGGTTTTCAGAAATTCTTCGGTTGTCGTGGGAAAGTTCATGTTTTTTGCTCCTTTCTATTGAAGACAGTCCATCAGCTTTTAGCTGGTGGATTTTTTTGTTTGTGAGAATATTCTAAAGCTTTGCCCCCTTTATGTCCATTGAACAAAATGTCGGAATTTTTATATACAAAATGAGCAAAATAAACAATTTACGAATTTCTAACTATCAAAAATATTATTGACAGTACTATCAAAATGTGGTATAATTTGTGATAGAAAGAGAGGACGCAAAAATGAAAGTTGGGTATGTAAGAGTTTCGACAGCCGGACAAAACACGGCTCGTCAGGAAGTCATTATGGAACAGCTTGGTGTTGAAAAAGTGTTCATTGACAAAATGAGCGGCAAAAACACCGACCGCCCGCAGTTGAAAGAGATGTTGGCGTTTGTTCGTGAGGGCGATACTCTTGTGATCGAGAGTTTCAGTCGTTTGGCTCGTTCCACGAAAGACCTTCTGGAAATCGTTGAAGAACTTGAAAAAAAGAATGTAAAGTTCGTCAGCCAGAAAGAGAACATCGACACTTCTACGCCTAACGGAAAATTTATGCTGACCGTGTTTGCAGCTCTGGCACAACTGGAACGTGAAACAATGTTGGCACGGCAAAAGGAGGGAATCGAAATTGCAAAGGCAGAAGGTAAGTATAAGGGTAGAAAGCCTGTCGAAGTGGACGAAGAGAAGTTTCGGCAGCTCTATAACGACTGGCAGAATGGAAAGACCACGCCGAAGATTATGATGAACGAACTTGGGTTGAAGTCCGCTACGTTCTGGCGCACGGTTAAAAAGTATCGTGAAAAATATGGCATCACTGATGCGGCCACCACACGCAAGTATGCCAACAAAGAAGAAAAATAAAAAAGCAGCGACCCACCACAGGCCGCTGCTACAAACAAGAACCACCAATCCCTCAACAGGATGATAGTACATAAGTATTATATCATTTCTTTTGGGGGAACACAACACCAAAGGAGAAGATAATGGAATTTTACAAGAGCATGGATTATTTCTTTATTACACGCATGGTAAGCGATTGGATGCGGTACGCTGGGCCAAAAGCAAGAAAAGAGTTTTCAGACCAAGTAAAAGAACATGTCTGGGATGCAAGAGAAAGAACGGAAAACAGCTTTGAACGTGGGTATGTTTTTAATTTTGCTGCCGATTATTCTAATGAAATTTATAGTGCTGGAGAATATCTCGTCTATCTTTTTGTTGATAGCATGGGAGAGATTTACTATGTTGGGATGGGGAATTCTGGAAGAATACGAGACAAGAAAAATAGAAATGAAGCATTTAAGGAGCACTACGCAAAATGCAATTCTAAAATCGTGATATTGTCCAAATGGAGTACGAAGTATTTTGCGGCAGACATTGAAAAGCTTGCGATTTGGGAATGCCAACTTCACGGAGCAAGGCTTACGAATGAAAAAGACACCCTTTCTCAGATGGAGATTTACGAGCTTAGACATATACCTGATGAGTGGCAAAAAAGAACATCGATGCAAAGAGAGTATGTGGAACTGAAAAAACGCTATAAAGAATCTGTCGAAGCGTTGGATTCTATAGAAAAATGGTTATATGGCGGCGGCGCATCATCTGTTCCTGAATATGTAAATGAAAAAGTGGATTATGTGTACGCTAACGAGTGTTAGACGATTGATGGTGTTACAAAATCCAGATCCCAATGGTGCAAGGAACATAAGATGAATGTTTCAAAAGCAAACAAGAGAATCGAAATTGGATGCACACCAAAAGAAGCACTCACGTTTCCAACTGCGCCAGAAAACAAAAAGCGCTATATAAAAGAATGGTGGCTTGAAAACGGATACATTCCCGGAACGGACACCACTTCGTATGTAACGCCAGTTAAAGAATGGCCTGACCCTTATAGAAAAAGAAGATGATAGCAGCTTGGCGTGACCCGCCAGACATGGTATCGGATTGCTGAACAGAACAGGTGAAATTGTTCGAAACCTAAAATAAAACTGAATATTTGATTTTTGTGCAGTTGTAGGCACTCTTTACATTTTCAGGTAGGGGGTGCCTATTTTTTATGCAGCCAAAGCAGTGTATCGCCATCATTGATAGCATCAAAGCGTATGCAAAGCAGAATCCGACCGAAGCACAGGTCTATGAGGACTGGTTTCAGGCGGTGGTGAACCTGAAAGACGCTCTGCCGCAGGACAAACGGTTCGATGCCTACAAATACTCTGGTGAGCTGCGCTCCGTCTGTGCAACCATGATGGGCAAGATGAAAACAGGCGAGGACGTGGCGAAGGTCTATGATATTATCAGCCGGACGTACCTGTTTGAAGCAAAAGATGTGTTCGACAGCTATTGCATTTACCTTGAATGGAATCGTGCGCCGGAGAAGAAGTTCTATCAGCCGAGACGCAAGGTGCTTTTGACGCTGGTTCGTGACCTAGAGGACTTGTTTTTCCATCGTGTAGAATTTCTGGGGGTCAGTCAGCCCCCGAGAACTGGAAAAAGTACGCTCTGTATATTTTTTATCACATGGTTAATGGGCAACCGCCCTGATGTTGCATCGGTTATGAGCGGACATTCCGACAAGCTGACAAACGGCTTCTATGGTGAAGTGCTGTCCATCATCACCGACCCTGTAACCTACAACTGGGGCAAAATCTTTCCTGACGTTCAGCTTGTGGATAAGAGCGCAAAGGACGAAAGCGTTGACCTGAACCGAAAGAAGCGCTTCCCAACCCTGACCTGTCGTTCCATCGGCGGTACGCTAACTGGTGCTGTTGAAATTGGCGAGGGCGGCGTTCTGTACAGCGATGACCTAATTGAGGACTTGGAGGAAAGCCTGAACGTTGAGCGTCTGAATAACAAGTACGATGCCTATCTGAACCAGCTGAAAGACCGTAAAAAGCAAGGCGCATTAGAGCTGATGGTCGGTACGCGCTGGAACGTGCTTGACCCTCTGGGACGCATTCAGAACCAGTATGCGGACAACCCAAAGTACAGATTCCGTGTGATTCCTGCGGTAGACGAGAACGGACACAGCAACTTCAATTATGACTACGGCGTTGGCTTTGACGATGCCTACTATGCCGATATGAAAGCCAGCATTGACGATGCAACATGGTGGGCAAAGTACATGGGCAAGCCCTATGTGCGTGAAGGTCTGCTGTTCCCTGCCGATGAACTGCGGTATTTCAATGGCGTTCTGCCTGATGGGGAACCTGATCGCAAGCTCATGGTCATGGATATTGCATGGGGTGGCGGCGACTTCACCGCCTGTCCTATCGCTTATGTGTACGGAGATGCCGTGTTCATCCCTGATCTCGTGTTCAACAATGGCGATAAGACAGTGACCAGACCAGAAGTCGTAGGCAAAATCATCCAGCATAAAATCAACGTGGTGCGTGGCGAAGCCAACAATGGCGGCGATGAATACTGTGATGTGGTAGATAGCCAGCTCCGGCAGCAGGGTTATCACTGCTCTGTCCGAAGCCAGCGTGCGCCAAGCGGACAAAGCAAGCTGTCCAGAATCATCCAGTATGCGCCGGACATCAAACGGTTCTATTTCCTTGACGAGAAGCACCAGTCGAAAGAGTACAAGGCGTTCATGGAACAGGTCACGATGTTCACACAGCTTGGCAAAGTTCCGCACGATGATGCACCGGACAGTCTGGCACAGCTTGCCGATGAATTGTATAACGGAATCAGTAAAATTGAGCCCGTCAAGAGGCCTTTTTGATTAAAAACACAATATATTGTGTTCGCTGGGTCTATTTATTTGATTTCACCACTTGACAAGGCTTATAATGTACGCAGGAAGTTTTGCAGCTTCCCTTAAAGGAATAGCTTACACGCGGGGTTTTGTCATTTTTACTCGCGTGCGTGTCAACAAGCATATTCCTCCTTTCACCGGTGGAGGTTTTCTCACTCTTTCGCCTTCACCGGACTTTATATGTTGCGTTTCCAATTGTAAGGGGAATGTCAGCCTGTCTCCCCCATGGCTGGCAAGCAACGGTTCGATTCCGTTACGCAGCACAACCAACTACCTGGCTTTGCATGGCTTTATTCTCCAAAACCTCCACCGCTATTCCCGGCTCTCAATGTGATGTTTAGGCATGACATTGCAAAGAGCAGCGGTTAACCAATCAAGCCGGGTTTTATGCTACATTAGCTTAGTATGGTTAGAGCACTCGGCTCATATCCGAGCATACATTGGTTCAAATCCATTATGTAGCACCAAAATTGTAGCTGACCCGTTTACGTCTGTCCAACAACTGAATGTAAAGGCTGCAATGGTTTTCTTCGGGCGAAGAATAGCACGGCTGGAAGTGCGAATAGTTTCCCAGTAGCTTCTGACAGGCCTGTGCTCAACAGCCTGTTTCCAAAAATCCAACGAAAGGAGCACAGATGGTAGCAAAAATCAGATGCAAGCGTCCTCGAAAAGACGCAAACGGCAATCCGTGTGATTGCGGACGTTATCTTGGCGAAGTAGAAGGCAAGTTCTCCCTTCTGTGCCCTCTTTGCCATTGGATTACAATTGGAGATTCCAACCTTTCAAAAGATACATGGGTCTCTGTACCAAAGTTTAAAAACTAAATAGCTTTTGAAGCGCAGTTGTAAGCGCAGTGAGATAGGCCTTAACGGGTTTGTCTTGCTGCGCTTTTTATTTTGCCGGAAAGGAGGAACGCATGGCTGAGTATCAGATGGTCGTTGGCGGTTTTTTGAATAATCCGCTGACCGGACGCAGACCGATTGAAACGCCGGAGACGGAAATCAATCGAGAAAATGTGCTGAAAGTTGTTATGGGCAAGGCAGAGCCTATTCATCTGCTAAACAAAAATGAGATTCGCTTTCTGCACAACTATTACTTGGGTAGCCAGCCCGTCCTCGATCGCACGAAGGAATACCACGCTGAAATCACCAACCGCATTGTAGAGAACCATGCCAACGAATGCGTGGGCTTCTACACAGGTTATATGAGTGGCACTCCTTGCTCTTATGTGCGGTCTGAAACGGCAACAGGTGATGGTGAGGAAATCGCCCGCCTGTCCAACGCCTTGCAGTATGAGGGCAAGGACGCGCTTGATCGGCGGCTCTGGCAGTGGATGCTGGAGTGCGGACAGGGATACCGCATTGTTCTTCCGGACAAGGGCTACAACGGCAACTACCCGGACGAAACGCCCCTGCTGGTGGATGTTCCCGACCCGGACATGGCGTATGTGATTTACAACTCCGGCATCGGTCACAAGCCAATCGCCAACGTGCTGCACATCCCACGAAATTATCAAAATGACCTGAACGACCTGATTTGTGTGTATACGCCAAACCAGTACTTTGAAATCGACAACGGCAAGGTTACAAAGTCTGAGAACCATTCTCTTGGAATGTTGCCGATGGTCGAATACAAGCTGAACCCGGAACGAATGGGTCTGTTTGAACCGGCTATCCCTGTGCTGGATGCCATCAACGACCTTGAAAGCAACCGTCTGGACGGCGTGGCGCAGTTCATCCAGTCCATCATGGTGTTTACCAACTGCCTTGTGGACAAAGATGCTCTCGACCAAGTAAAAGAGCTTGGCGCAATGTGCCTGAAATCCACCGCTGGTCTGCCCGCTTCTGTCTCGCAGATTGCAAACGAGCTTGACCAGCAGCAGAGCCAGACCCTGCTTGATTCCATGTTGAACGTGTATCGCAGTCTGACTGCCATGCCTAGTGCCACTGGCAGCGAAAATGCAACGTCCGACAACGTGGGCGCAGTCATCGTCCGCAACGGCTGGAATCACACCGAAGCAAGGGCGCAGCAGTACGAGAATATGTTCAAGTATGCTGAACGCCAAATCCTGTCTGTAATGCTGAAAATACTGCGTGATACGGCTGGTTCTAAGCTGATGGCAAGTGACATCAACATCAAACTGCCCCGCCGTCAGTACGATAACCAGCAGAGCAAGGTTCAGATTTTTGCGCAGATGATTCAGCAGCCGATTGACCCGCAGTTGGCGTTCACCACGCCCGGTCTGTTTCCTGACCCGCAGGCTGCTTACGAAATGAGCAAGCCCTTCCTGATTGCCGCTGGCAAACTGGGCGAAGATGGGAAAGCACCGAAGCCGCAGGAACAGCCCAAACAGAATGCTACCGACGCAAATGTCGGGAACACGGAAGACAAACAGACTACCGATACCAATAAAGAAACAGAGGGCGAATAGTCCTTTGCCATAAACACGGCAGGGAAGCCGGGATATAAATTTCGCAGCGTTGCAGGGAAGCAACGGTAAAAAAACGCAGGAGGAAATTAACGATATGAAACTCAATGTGTTGCTTGGTGATGCCTACAAAGAGGGCATGACCGCCGATGAAATCATCTCTGCGCTTGAAAAGGTTGCAGACCCTAACGCAGAGGTCGAGAAGCTGCGCAACGCCGTGACGAAAGCCAACGGCGAAGCTGCTGAGTACAAGAAGCAGCTCAAGGCAAAGCGTACCGACGACGAGAATGCCGCACAGGAACAGGCTGACAGGCTGGCAGAGATGCAGAAGCAGATTGAAGCCCTGACTGCCGACAAGGAGAACCTCGTCAAGGAAAAGACCCTTGCATCTTACCGTGAGAAGTTCGTTGCACAGGGTTATGACGCTGAACTGGCTGGCAAGGCTGCATCTGCGCTGGCTGACGGTGACATGGACAAGGTTTTTAAGTTCCAGTCGGAGTTTATGACAGCCCATGACACCGCATACAAGGCTTCCCTGCTGAAGGATATGCCCACACCTCCGGGTGCGGATGGCACGGGCGGTTCTGACAGCGAAGGCGTAGCGTTTGCTAAGAGCCTTGCACAGCAGAACGCAAATACTTCTAAGGCATCGAGTGACGCAATGAGTGCTTTCCATTAACAAGGAGGAAAACATGAAGTTTACCCGAAACACGGTCAACGGAATCAACGATACCATCCTTGCTTCCAATGACTACACCGCCATCCCCTTTACCGTGACCGAAACTGCTGCGGTTAAGGCTGGCTATCCCATGACGCTGGCTGGCAAGAAAGCTGTTGCTGCTGGCGAAACTGGTTCTAAGACCATCAACGCTGACGGCATCCTGTTGTATGACGTTGACCCGGCAGAGAACCCCAATGCTTCCCTGCTGATTCGTGGCGTTATCGACACCAAGAAGGCAGCAGCAAGTTCCAGCTTCACCTTTGACGCTGACGCAATCAAGGCACTCAAGACCGCCGTCCCCGGCATCTTCTGCCGTGACAACATCAGCGTGAACGCTTAATAGGAGGTAAAACAACATGGCACTGAATCTTAAGGAAGTCTTTGCCCCGGCTGCGATTGCCGCCTATTGGACGAATGACCCTACCAATGCGATGCCCTTTGCATCTGATGCACTGTTCCCCGCAAAGAAGAAGGCGGGTCTCGACCTGAAGTGGCTGCGTGGTCACAAGGGCGTTGGTGTGTCTCTGATGCCCAGCGCATTTGACGCAAAGGCTACGTTCCGCACCCGTGAGGGCTTCAAGTTCGATGAGACTGAGATGCCGTTCTTCCGTGAGGGATACCATCTGGGCGAGAAAGACCGTCAGGAAATCCTGCGTGTTCTGGACAGCAATGACCCCTATGCTCGTGACGTTATGAACCGTCTGTACGATGACACCGCACAGCTTATCACTGGCGCGCGTATCGTTCCTGAGCGCATGATCTGGCAGCTGCTGGCTCCCACCAATGGCGTTCCTGGCATCACCATCAAGGCAAACGGCGTGAACTACACCTACAACTACGACCCGGACGGCACTTGGAAGTCCACCAACTACAAGGAAGTCTCTGTCACAAAGTCCAAGTGGAACGTCGCCACCGCTACTCCCATTGCAGACCTGAATGCCGCAAAGGACGCTGTTCTGGCAAGCGTTGGTGAGGTCGTCACTGAGGTGTACATGAACACCGCTACCTTCCGCAACATGATTGCTGCGGACGAGGTGAAGAATCGGTTTATGACCGTCACTGCAAAGGCAAACGCTGTTCTGCTGGACAGCGAAGCACGGCAGATTATCGAATCCGCAACCGGTTTGACCATCCATCTGTACGACAAGATGTTCAAGGCAGACCAGTACAGCGCAAGCGAGAAGTATCTGCCCGATGGCATGGTCGTGGTCGCTCCGTCCGGCGCTCTTGGCAGCACTTGGTACGGTACTACTCCTGAGGAAGCCGACCTGCTGTCCGGCCAGTCTGGTGCATCCGTTTCCATCGTGAACACCGGCGTTGCCATTACCACCGAGCTGACCGTTCACCCGGTCAATGCCAACGTCTATGCTTCTGAAATCGTCCTGCCGTCCTTTGAGCGCATGGACGCTGTGTACTGTATCAAGGCTTACTAAGGTGAAAGGAAGAAAGCAGCATGGGAGACCAGTATTCCGAAGCGGCAGTCAAGCTGGGGCAGTACATCGCCCCTGCACTTGACCGTGAAGTCACGGACGAGGACTACCCACTCTTCGACCTGCTGCTTGATTTCGCCAAAGACAAGATATTTGCGCAGGGCTACCCCTTCGGCAACAGACCAGACGAGTTGCCCTCGCAGTATCAGTCGTTGCAGATACGCATTGCAGCGGAACTGTACAACCATATCGGTGCAAACGGACAGACGAGCTATACCAACAACGGCATCACTCGTGTTTGGGAAAGTTCCGATGTGGCGCAGTCCCTGCTAAATGAAGTGGTTCCGAGAGTAGGTGTTATCGGCTGATGTTCAATGGAAGCCCGCTGGATAAACGCCCGCTGTGGTATTCAAACCCGGTTGGCGAGAAAACGCCTGTTGTGGACGAATGGGGAAACGAGACTGGCGAATCCACATACGAATCGTGGAGCGACCCCGCAAAGCTGATGCTGAACGTCAGCCCCCCTACTGGTTCTGCGGAAGCAAACCCTTTTGGAGCGTTCACGGATTACAGCTACGTTGTCAGTTCGTCCAGCAAAAAACACAACACACCGCTTTATGAAGGCACGCACGTCTGGTTTCAGACGGACGTTTCAAAGCCCTTCAATTACATTGTGGTCAAGGTCGCAGAGCATATCACGGACACGAAGTATGCGCTGAAAGAGGTGGCTGCAAGTGAAAATTAAAGTGAGGTTGAGCGATGCCGGACTTCGTGATGCGGAACGTCAGATACAGGAGTACAAGGCCACCCTGAACAAAAAAGCACAAGAGTTCGCAAAGGCGTTGGCTGATAAAGGACTTGACGTTGCAAAAGTTCGTTTTGCGAACGCACAGTATGCCGGTAGCAACGATGTCTCTTGCCGTGTTGAGCAGAACGAAAATACCTGTACCATCATTGCAGAGGGCAAAGCAGTTGCGTTCATCGAGTTTGGCACTGGCGTACATCACAACGGATATGGCGGTGAATTACCGCCCGGCGTTGGGGCGCATGGCTCCTACGGCAAAGGGCAAGGCGCAAACCGCAGATGGTACTACTACGGTGAATCCGGCAATGCTGGCACGCCTGTCAAACAGGTGGATGGTAAAGGCCAGTTGAATTACACCAGCGGCAACGATGCAGCTATGGCTATGTGGGGGGCTGTTGAAGAAATGGCTTCTCAAGTCGAAGCAACGTGGAGGGAGGTTTGGAATAGTTGATTGATTATTTCAATTCCATCTTCACGGCTGTTGCTAAGGAACTGCGAAAGCAAGTACCCGGCATCTTCGTCACCGGTGAAATCAATGACAGCAATGTCAAGAAGTTTCCGTGTGTGCAGATAGAGGAAAACAACAATCTTCCTGTGCACATTGATTCTGCTGGTCACAGCAAGTACGCCGCCGTTTCCCTGCGTGTGCGGGTCTACTCTAACAAGAACACCGGACGCATTGCAGAAGCACGTTCCATTGTTGGCATCGTGGATTCTGTTCTTGAACCGCTTAAATTTTATCGCAAGTCGTTTGCCCCGTTGAATGGGCTGTACAACAATTCCGTCTATCGAATTGATTGCAGCTACGGGGCAACAATCGGAGAGGACGGAATGATTTACCGAAACTAAGGAGGTAAACATTCTATGAGTACTGCTATCTCCGGTCTGAATACCACCCTGTATTGTGGCGACAGCGCAACCGCTCTGACGAAGCTGTGCGACATCAAGGATGTGCCCGACCTGATCTCTGAGCCGAACCTTCTGGATGCCACTACTCTGTCTGACCCTATGCAGGTCAACATCTTTGGCATCATCCAGAGCGACACCAAGTCTTTCACCGCCAACTACAACAAGACTGACTACAAGAAGGTCAAGGAAGCTGGCTACGATGAGACTTCTGAGAGCAACACCGTGAAGTACTACGCCCTGAAGATGCAGGACGGCTCCGGCTTCACTTGGCAGGGTATGCATCAGGTTGGTCTGTCCGGCTTTGGCGTGGACGAGGTTGTGAAAATGACCATCAACTGCATCTTCACTAAGAAGCCTGAGTTCAGCGAGACCCTGACTGTCAATGGCGGCTAAGCCGCAAAAATCGAATCAATCAAACCGGGCAGAACTGAACAACGGATTTGGTTCTGCCCCTATTTATAAAGGAGAGCATTTATTATGGCTACTAAGGTTATCAACTTTCATTCCCCCGATGGTAAGAACACTTACGAGCTGACTTTCACTCGTGACAGCGTGGAAGCCACCGAACGTGCAGGTTTTCAGATTGGCCAGTACACCCAGATGACCAATCTGCTGTCCAACTCTCGCGCCCTGTTCTATGGTGCTTTCATTGCACGGAATAAGGGCATCAAGCGCAAGGTCGTGGACGAGATGTTCCAGCACATCGAGGATAAGGAAGACCTGATGGGCGTTCTGCTTGAAATGTTCGTGGACGCTTCCAAGTCCCTGCTGGCAACTGACACTGAGGACAAGACCGCAAAAAACGCAACGTGGGAGATTGTGTAACTGCACAATCTCAGGAAACAGACGGAGAGGGAGAGCCATTCTCCTTCTCTAAGCTGTTCCACGATGTAGAAGCCTATTACATCTCCATCGGCATGACCTACGACCAGTTTTGGTACGGCGATGTCTGGCTGGCGAAAGTTTACCGTGACGCAGAGGAGCTGCGGGAACGCAGAGCCAATGCAGAAGCGTGGAGAAACGGCTTTTACATGGCATCTGCACTTTCCTCTACGGTTGGCAATATGTTCCGAAAGAAAGGGTCTAGCCCCATCAAGTACATGGATAGACCGATTCCCCTTACCCAAAAGGAGAAAGACGAGTATGAATACCAACGCGCAGTTGAGGCGCAGGAGCGAATCAAGAGAATGATGTTCTCTATGATGGAAAGTGATGGTGGTAGTGATGGCTGATGTTGATATTACGAGCTTATCCGTAGAGATTTCTGCGGAATCGCAGGGCGCAGAGCTTAATATCGACAAGCTCGCTACCGCCATTTCTAATTTGCGCACAAAGGGCAACGTGGCAAAGGTTGTGAATAGCCTTGACAAGCTGGCTGGTTCCATTGCAACGCTTAAACAGGCATCCGCTGGAATGTCCGGGCTGGACAAAATCACCAGCTTTCTGAATGGGCTCTCCAACGTCAACACGACCGCAAGCGCAAAGAGCATCAACACGGTCGTGAATGCAATCAAGAAGATTCCTGCGGCTGTGTCTGGCTTGAACGGCGTGGACTTTTACTCCATGTCTGGAAGCATTACTCAGCTCACTAACGCTTTGGCTCCGCTGTCCATTCTGGATGCATCGAACCTTAAAGCTCTTGGCAGTGCTTTCAATGCGATCGGAAAGGTTCCTGACCTGACCGACAAGCTGAAAGCGACTGACCTTGATTCTTTTGCAAGCTCTTGTCAGAAGATTTCTGCTGCTCTTTCTCCCCTTGTATCTCAGCTTGAAAAGGTGGGCAACGCTTTTGCGAAGCTCCCTCCGCAGTTGAGCAAGGTGGTTACACAGGCTAACCGTGTGACTGCTGCCAACGAAAAGCAGCGCAAGAGCTATCTCAGCCTGTCCAATCAGATGAACGGCTTTATGCGGAATATGGCAAAGCTGGTTTCGTTGAAAGCTATCGCTGAGTATCTTGGCAACGCTGTTGCGAAGTTTAACGACTTCTATGAAGCAACAGACCTGTTTCATAATGCTATGGGCAATTTGAGCGGTGAAGCTGATACGCTCATTAGCAAGATGCAGGGCTTGCTTGGCGTTGATCCGACCAAAGCAATGACCTACATGGCTACCATTCAGAGCTTGGGTACTTCGTTTGGCCTGACCAGCGACAAGGCATACATTCTGTCTAAGAACCTGACTCAGCTTGCCTATGATGAAGGCTCCTATTGGAACAAGGACGTTGCAGAGACCTTTACCGCAATGTCCTCCGCAATCTCTGGTGAGATTGAGCCTATTCGTCGTTTGGGCATTGACCTGTCTCAGGCACGGTTGCAGCAGGAGCTTCTAGCTTTGGGCTTTAACAAGCAGGTTTCTAGTCTGTCTCAGGCAGATAAGGCGGTTCTGCGTTACATTGCCATTATGAAGCAGACTGCCAACGTGCAGGGCAACCTTGCACAGACCATCCAGAGTCCTGCGAACCAGATTAAGATTCTGAAAGCGCAGTTGGATATGCTGGCGAAGTCTGTTGGCTCTCTGCTCTACCCTGCCATGAAATCCATTCTTCCCCCGCTGATTGCCGCCGTACAGCTCATTCGAGAGTTCGTTGAATGGGTGGCAAAACTGATGGGTGTGAAGGTCGTGTTTACTGATTTCACTAAGAGCGCTGACAGCGTTGGTGGCATCGGTGACGCAATGGATAACACAACCGATTCGACAAAGAAAGCTGCCAAAGCCCTCAAGGACTACACGATGGGCTTTGATGAACTGAACATCATTGACCCCACACAGGGAAGCTCCGGCTCTGGTAGCGGCGCATCTGCTGGCAACATCTTGGGTGATGTAGACCTGTCCGGCTACGATATGTTCAAGAACTATGTTGGCAACGCCGTGGACGAAATCAAGGCAAAGCTGGAAAAGCTTGCGCCATTGATTGCTGGTATTTCTGCCGGATTTGCAACGTGGGCTATTGGCAACGCTTTGCTTGAAGCTCTCAATAAAATCAAAGGCGATGGCTCTTTAATTGAAGGAATTCTCAAGCTTTGGAAGTCTCCCATTATGGGAGCAGCTGTCGCTGTTGGCATCATGGTTGCTCGTTTTGTTGACCTATACCAAAACAGTGAAGCGTTCCGAAAAGGCCTTGAACGTGTTCAAGCTATGATTTACCTTGCTGCGGAAGGGCTTAGGCAGGGTTGGAATATATCACTCACAGATGGAAAACTCGGAGAATCCATCAAATACCTAAAAGAATCTTTTTCTAACTTAAAGCAAGTAATCTGGAATCTCATTCCAGAAAGTTGGCAGGAGGGTATTTCTTCTGCGTTCAAAACAATCTCTGACGCTGTAAAAGACCTTGATCTTGATGTTGGTGATTTAATTACAACACTTATGGGCATCGGTCTTATTGTTAGCGGTCATCCTGTAGCCGGTCTTGCTGTTCTTGGTTTTGAAGCTATCACTGTTGCAGTTCGTGGTCTTGGTAGCGAAAGTCAAAAAGAAGCTTTTGAGATGGAAACGGACTGGTTCAATGCTTTCAAGTCTATGGGCGAAAAAGTTGCTGATTTTGTAGGTGACGCAATTACAGCCATTGGAAACCTTATCAATGATTTCGCAATTTTTATTGGATGGATTCAGAACGGTGTTTCCGAAACTGACAGGCTTGACTTACAGATGAACGGTAACTTCATCGAGAATGCCGTCATGGGCATTGCTCAGCTGATTCACGATATCGGAGTGTTTGTCGGATGGATTACCAATGGAGTGAGTGAAACCGACCGTCTTGATATTCAGATGAACGGTAACTTCATCGAAAAGGCGGTTCTTGGTTTTGCTGACCTTATCAATTGGGTAAAGGATGTTGTTACATGGTTCGTACATCTCGATGAACACGTCGAAAACGGTGCGAGAGCTGTTCGTGGATTTATCGATGATATCAAAACGTGGGCAAAAGATGCCGCAAAAGCTGCTTCCGATATGGTAACAGCCGTTGCAAATGCTATTGCTTCTCTTCTTTCCAAAATGTTTGAAGCAGGCAAAAACATTTGGCAGGGCCTCGTAAATGGTATCAAAAGCGGCATTGAAACCGCAAAAGGCGCTGCGGCAAATCTTGCAAAAGCTATTATTGATAAGTTTACGAACGACACTGAAATTCACTCTCCCTCCGCTCTGTTTGAGCGCTTTGGTGAATTTATTGACCAAGGCCTTGCGAACGGTATCACTGCAGCACTTCCTTACGTTGAACAAGCTATGACCAATCTGGCAAACGTTGTCCAGCAAAAGGGCAACGAGATGATTGACTATGGCGCAGACGTTGCAAATGGCTTTGTTGATAACATCGTGAACACGCTGAACTCTAAGTGGAGCGAAATCGACAGTGGCCTTAAAAACGATTTTGTTGGGACTATTAAAGGAATGGTTGAAGCTGTAAAAAGCGGTGATATTCAGACTGTTGCTACTAATACCGCAGCTATCATCTGGCAGGCAATGGGTGAAGAAAACCGGAATCAAGTGAAGTCCTACACTTCCAACCTGATTTCCACGCTGACTAAAGCCTTGAAGGACGTTGGCGCAAAAGCTCTTGTTTCTGCAAAGGGAATTGGACAAAACATCCTTGCCGGCATCACTTCACAGTTCGGAAACATTGCAAGTCAAGCCGTTGGGCTTGGAAATAAAATCATGACGAGTTTTGCAAGCATGTCCGGCCCGATGGCAGTTGCGGGCAATGCAATTAGCGTTGGTTTGTCTAGCGGCGTTTTGAGCCAATTCCCCAGTATTATTGCTGGCGTAGCTGGCCTGATTGGGCAAGTTGGCACGGCATTCATGGGGTTGCTCCAAACCATCGGCAGTGTCCTGACGTCTCTTGGCATTCCCACCGGCGTTCTCCTGATTGCAGGTGGTGTTGCGATCGCAGCTGCCATTACTGGCATTGTCGGGGCGCTTGGCGGAAAGTTCTCTTCGTCCAAGTCTGATTCTTCTGTCATCACCGATATTTCCAAGTATCCAGGCACGAGCGATTACGACAAAACGACCGGATCCGGAACTGTATCTAGCGGTTCGTATACTACCAATCCAGGCGTCAGCGCAGAAGAGCTTCGAAGCTCGGTTTATAACGGTTGCTACAACGCATTTCTTGATATTTTCCAGCGGTACGGCGATGAAATCACCGGTGGTAAGGAAGTCAAGCTTTACATCGACGGAAAGCAAATCACTGCGTCTGTTGAAAAGCAGCAGAATTCTCGCGGGCAATCTTTAATGGGCAGTGAAATTTATAGCTACTAAGGAGGTGGCGGTTCTATGGCAAATATTCCAGCACTGGTAACGGTAAACGGCGTAGAGCTTCCTGAACCGTCCTCCTATGAAGCTACCACCAGTACCATTGTGGATTCCGGCCGTAATGTACAAGGCAAAGTGGTCGGCTCCGTTGTTCGACATGATGTAGCGAAAGTAAACATGAAATGGAATTCCCTTACCGCAAAACAATGGGCGACCGTTTTAAATCTTTTTACCACAAACTTTTATTGTACCGTTCGATTTTATAATCAAGCTAAGGCCGGATACGACACCCGGCAGATGTATGTGTCCGACCGAACGTCCGGAATGTGGCGCAGATGCCCGACCAATGGCAATGTTATGGGCTGGACTGAATGCACGCTTTCTCTTGTGGAGGTCTGATATATGGTACAACCTTCTCAGAAATGGCTTGATAAATTCTCCGAAACACTTGTTCCGGAGATGTTTGTTAAAATCACATACGGTGTTACAGAACCCGGCTTGCAAGAAGATGCAACGCCTAGCACGAATGGAGAAACGTTTTTCAGCAACGCTTCTTCTATCGTTGAAACTGAAAAGCAAAACTACACAAAATATTCTACTGGTGAACTAAACTTCAGTGTTTTGGATGGGAGCTTTGCCCTCCCTGATTATAACGTTGACCCGCAAGAAGCTGGTTATATCAGCGAAAATTGCGTTTCAAGTTACAACCACCCGGTCATTACGTTGTCGTTCAGCAAAATTCACACTACAACGATTCCTGGTATTACCATTACCTGGTCGGCAACTTTTGAGGAGTGGCCTACGAGTTTTAAGTTGACAACTTATTCCGGGGGCACAATCGTATCCACAAAAACGGTTACGGATAATAAATCCGCTGTTTCGGATATCAGTTGGAAAATCGCAGGCTATGATTCTATTTCCATTCAAATCTTATCATGGTGTTTAGACAATCGCCGCGCACGGCTGGAGCAAATAAAGCTTGGCCAATTTATCGTTTTCAATAAGAACGATATTTTTTCGTACAAGCACGATTCCGTTCGAGACCCCATCAGCGGTCAGCTGCCAAATGATAGTGTCACCTTTACTGTGGATAACAGCACGCAGAAATGGAACCCGATCAACCCGGAAGGTCTTTACAAATACCTGTACGAGCGTCAGCCCATCTCTGTGGAATACGGTATGGATTTGGACGGAACGATTGAATGGATTAACGGCGGAAAGTTTTATCTTTCTGAGTGGAGCGTTCCGTCCAACAGCATCGAAGCGAGTTTTACAGCACGAGATGCATTCGGTTCTTTAATGACATCCAATTACACCGGTAGAATGTATGGCACGCTCTACGAGATGGCTTACGATGCCCTTGAGCTTTTGGATGGTGGTTCGGAAAATTTCCGAATTTCCAGTGAACTTAAAAATTATAGTACAGACATTACAAAGCAAGATAAAAACAGCTATAAAGATGCCGACATTCTGCAAATGGTCGCAAACGCCGCAGGAATGACAATGTACCAGACCCGGGACGGAACAATCATCATTGATCGCATTCCGGATATTTCTTCGGCAAAAGCAAACCTTGCCGGTGAAATTGATATCATCAACAATTTCAACTGGCCTGAAATCACATTCTCTTCGCCCTTAAAAAACGTGACTTGCTCCATTGAAGTGAAATCTTCTGATGGAACAAGCACCACAAATAAGGCCTACTCTTATCCGGAATCTCCGACCGGAAGCGGCGCTACGCAAACCGTGAACAACAAAATGCTCTCCGAAAGCATTCTCAGCCAAGACAAAAACATCTTGACAGAAGCGTACAAGCTGCTCTCCAATCGTCGAAATGTTTCGTTGAAATATCGCGCAAGTCCGCATTTCGATGCATTGGATTATGTGTTGGTTCACCATCAATTCGGATACTCTTCAATCCTTTTGACAACTAGTTTTTCTTATCAGTATTCTGGTTGTTTCCACGGAACTGTTGAAGGTTATTTGTTGGAAGGAGTTGATACTCGTTGACTCAATGGATTACAGACAGGACTGCTTCCGATGTTGAACGGGTCAAATCAATCGCATCGAAGGCAAAAAACGGAACATGGACGGAAGAAGAACAGGCAGAATGGGCGGCTGGCATGAATGGTGCTTTGAGTTATATGGACTATAACCGTATTGAAAGCGGAATCCAAGAAATCGCAAACATTTTGAATGTTTCTGTTTCCACTAAAACAAACTGGGATGTAAATGGGTATCTTACTGTTTCGGACGCTTCTCGCTGGATTTCCAACATTAAATCCGTTCGTGCTTTATGCAGCGGAAAAAACGATACCCCAGCAACTCCCGACTCTTTAAGTTATCTGCATTTTATAATTATCAATCAAGTGGAACAAATTTTGTTGGATATCGAAACGATAGCCAACAATCATTTGCTTTACTGCTTAGAACCGGTATGTGGAGGTGAACCTTACTATGCACTTTGTTGATCGTGAAGCAAAGTACCCTAACCGGTGGACGATGACGAAGGCAAACGGCTCGTCTGAAGTTGTTACGCTGATTCGCAACGATGAACCGATTGTCGAAGGCACTCCCATGAACGCGGAGACGCTGAATACGCTTTCGGATGTTGCAGGAGCAGATGTTGCGAAGGAAGAAGCAATTCGTCAAGCGAATGCTGCTGCCGCCAGTGCTTCTAATGCCGCTAAGAGTCAGCAGGGCGCTTTCGATTCTGCCACAGCGGCTAGTAAGAGTCAGTCTGGCGCCGAAGCCGCGCAAGAAAAAGCCGAAGCAGCAGCAGCTTTAGCAGGAATCCGCGCAAGCACTGACAAAACATTGACCATAGCTGATGCGCCTGCAGATGCAAAAGCCGTGGGCGACCGCATCAACACTATCAAAATCGAGACCGACAAAACCCTCACCATTGCCAACGCAGCCGCCGATGCTGCGGCGGTGGGTGGCATCGTATTGCCCCGGGTGGTGGTACAGGCCGAGGCGGGCAGCAACATCGTCCTCTCGGACGGCGAGAAGAGTGTGAGCGGCGTGGCGGAGGGCGGAAGCTTTTCGGCGGCGCTGCCCCATGACGGGGAGTGGACGGTCACGGCCACGCTCGGCATCAGCGTAGCCACGGAGACGGTGCAGGCGGAATACTGCCGCACCAAGACCCTGACGCTGGCCTACTACACCCTGACCGTGACGGTCAGGGCGGGCAGCACCGTCACCGCCCAGTGCGGGGACAAGACCGTCTCCGGCACGGTGCCGGAGAGCGGGAGCATCAAGCTGTATCTGCCCATCGCAGGCAGATGGACCGTGACGGCCACGCTGGGCGACAGGACCGCCGAGGGCAGCGTGGAGGTGAGCGAGTATAGGGATTATCCCCTTGAGCTGGCCTACGTCCACATCTACGGCGCAAGCTGGGACGGCACCAGCACCACCAAGTGGAGCCGCACCGACGAGGCGGCAGAGTTTACCGACCCGGTGCCTTACGTGGCGGGGGCAAGCAGCTACGGCAGTCCCTTTGACAATTTGCAGCCTTGGGCGGGCATGGTAAAAAGCGAGCGCACCGGCGGCACGATGGTTGCCATCCCGAAATTTTGGTATAAGCTTACCCAGAACGGCAGGGGCATGACCATCCAGATCGCCGACCGCGCGGTGGAGGGCTACAGCGTCAGCCCTGCCCACATGGACAGAGGGGACGGACACGGCGAGCGGGATGTGGTGTACGTTGGCCGCTACCACTGCAACAGCGGATACAAGAGCAGCGCCGGCGACCTCGGCCTCCCCAAGACGGGCATTGCCCGCAGCACGGCCCGCTCCGACATCCACAAGCTCGGCTTCACCATCTGGCAGAGCGATTTTGCGATGCGGTTTACCATCTGGCTGCTGTACATCGTCGAATTTTGCGACTGGAACAGTCAGGAAGTCATCGGCTACGGCTGCGGCAACGGCAGCTCCAAGCAGTCGATGGGCTACACCGACTCGATGCCCTACCACACCGGCACGACCCAGAGCAGCCGCACCACTTACGGCTGCGGGACGCAGTACCGCAACATCGAGGGCCTGTGGGATAACGTGCTGGACTGGTGCGATGGCTGCTACTACAACAGCAACGGCCTCAACATTATCCTCAACCCCGCAAACTTCAGCGACAGCAGCGGCGGCACGGCAGTCGGCACTCCGTCGAACGGTTATCCGTCCACTTTTACGGTCAAGACGACCGGCGGGTATCCGCTCTTTATCCCTACGGCTTCAAGCGGCAACACCAAGACCTATTCGTGCGATTACTGGGGCTTCGACTCTTCGAGCCCGTGCCTCTGCGTTGGCGCTAGCTATGGCCGTGGCCCCAACTTTGGCCTGTTCTGCGTCAGCCAATACTCGGATTCGAGCACGTACTCGAACCTCGGCTGTCGTCTCCAAGAACTCCCCAACGGGGGAGTCTGAGGGGGCCGCACACCCCACGGTGAAGATAGGCATTTTTGGAGCGGGCTAGTACACCCCGCAAGGGGCGCTGGCACGGTATCGCAATCAGCGGAGAAAGGAGAATCTGACATGGATTATGTTTTTGGCACAAAGGGCGGCGCTGAAGTCCTCAAGACCGTCGGCGACGCCCACACCGACCTGACCGGCTATCACCAGCTCGAGCGGGAGTATCCCGACCAGACCATCACCGACAGCTTCCGGGTCATCCGCAAGCTACGCAGCGCGGAGGACGCGGGGGGGCGCTGCTACGACTGGTACGAGATCGACCACCACTACCGGATGACTGACAAGACTGGGCCTGTGGCAGAGCAAGCTGCAAAAGCAGCGGCAGAGTTACAGGATGCTATGTGTGAGCAAGACACGGCCAATGATGAACGCATGAGCGCCATTGAGGATGCAATCTGCGAGCTGGATGAAGCAGTCAACGGAGAGTAAGGAGGTTTAACATGGATAAAATCTGGGCAAAACGTTTGGTTGCCGGTACGAAGACTTGGGGCGAAATGCCTGCAAGCCGCCGTGCAAATGTCAAAAAGATTTTGGCCGAGCGCGTAGAAAGCGGCGAAATCACGCCTGAAGAGTATCAGAACATTACTGGCGAAGTGCTGGAAAGGAGGTAATTTAAATGAAGCCTATTATGGACGTATCCAAGTGGCAGGGTACTATCAATTGGGACAAGGTAAAGGCAAGCGGCCTTGTTTCCGGCGTGATGCTGCGGGCGCTGGGCAACAGCGCCAAAGACAAGCCCAGCAAGCCGTACATTGACCCCACTTTTGAGCGCAACTACCGCGAGTGCCAGCGGCTGGGCATCCCCTGCGGCGTGTACTACTACTGCAAGGCGGTCAACACGACAGAAGCGGACGCGGAGCTTGCCCTGCTGCGAAAGGTGCTGACCGGCAAGACGGTGCAGCTTCCCGTGGCGGTTGACGTCGAGGACAGCTATGTGCAGGCCCCGCTGGACAAGCAGACCCTGACGGACATTGCAGCCCATGCGCTGGGCATAGTGGAACGTTGGGGCTTTTACGCCATGCTGTACACCGGGCTGTACTTTGGCCGCGATAACTTGTACATGACCGGCGCGGCGCTCAAGCCATACGACGTCTGGCTGGCGGCATACCGCAGCAAGAAGCCCGAACCGGGCTGGCCGTTTGGTATGTGGCAGTACACCAGCAATGGCAAGATTCCCGGCGTTATGGATGCAATACCGGGCAAGGTTTCCGGCGTGGACTTGTCTGTGCCCTATAAGGACTACGCCAAAATTATTGCGAAAAAGGGGCTTGACCGTCTCCGGGAGGGCAAATGACCGAAAAAGAAGCTTTGCTGTGGGTGCTGGGCATCCTGGGCAGCCTGTGCGCTGCGGCCATCACCATCGACAAGGTGTTGGAAATTATCCACAAGTACATCAAAAAGGCGCAGGAGCCGGACAACGCGCAGAACAAGCGAATGGATGCGTTCGACAAAAGACTTGGTGTGCTGGAACAGGGGCAGCTTCAACACACACAGGCCCTTGCAAGAGACCTGCGCCGCTTTGACGGCATTGATGAAGAAATGCGTCTCGTCCTTGTTGGGGTGCAGAATCTTCTGGATGCACAACTTTCCGGCAACAACCGCGAAGGTATGCAAAAAAGTAAATCCGATATCAACAACTACCTGCTGAAAGGAGCAACAAATCATGGAAGCAATCTTTAACTTTATCCCCGCACCCATCGCACTGGTGCTGATGGTCGTTGGCTTCGCCGCGCTGGCAGTGGGTGCCATCCGCCTGGGCTATAAGCAGTACGTCAAGCAGTGGGCACTGGAGCTCGTGACCATCGCCGAGGACAGCATTATGGGCAGCGGGCAGGGTGCCAAGAAAAAGGCGCAGGTCTTTGCTGCGCTGCGCGGCGCACTGCCTGACTGGCTCAAGCCCATCATCACCGATGAGGTGCTGGACAGCGTGATTGAAAAGGCCGTCAGCCTGATGAAAAAGGCACTGGCAGAAAAGAAACCCACCATCAACAAGGAGTAATTTATGATCGAGCAAAGCGTATCTCTCGCATCCAATGGCGTCATCAAAGTGCCGGGCTATGAGCAGCTGGTGCGCTTTGGCTACACCAAGAACCGGGGCGTGTACCGCCTTGCCGTCAGTGCCACCGGCGAGTGGGCAGGGCTGGCTATCCGCTGCTTCTGGCACGTCCCGGACGGCAAAGACCCGGCATCCTCGCTGGTGGTGGACGGCTATGTGGCCGTGCCCGCCAGCGTGACCGCACAGCCCGGCAATGGCTGTATCACCTTTGAGGGCAGCGACGGCACCACGACCGTCACCAGCGCAGACCTGCACTACCGGGTAAGTGCCAACAGCGGCACAGAGGACGGCACAGAGCCGGAACCGGGCACCCCTGCATGGCAGCAGCTGGTGGGTGCCGTGCACACCGATGCCACCGCCGCAGAGCAGGCCAAGACCGATGCGCAGACGGCTGCACAGCAGGCTGGTGCGTCTGCTGGTGCTGCTGCCACAAGCGCTGCCAATGCTGGTCAGAGTGCCCAGCAGGCCGCAGACAGCCTGCAAGAGCTCAAAAACGGCATCGCAAGCGGTGACTTCAAAGGCGACAAGGGCGACACTGGTCCCATCGGCCCGGTCGGCCCGCAGGGTGAGCAAGGCCCTCAAGGCCCCACGGGTGCTACCGGAGCCACAGGCCCGCAGGGACAGACTGGGCCTCGTGGTGAGCAGGGCCAGCAGGGCGTTCAGGGCGAGCGTGGCCCGCAGGGTGCACAGGGGCCGCAGGGTGAAAAAGGTGACACCGGCCCACAAGGCCCTAAAGGTGACGTTGGCCCCGCAGGTGCAGACGGCAAAGATGGTACACAAATTGATGACACCACCGTCGGCACCGACGCCTGGAGCAGCAAGCACATCGTGGATATGCTCTGCCCGCCGCTAGAGGAGACCGGCAACCCGGTGCAGTGCTACCCGGTGGCAAATTATCCGCTGGGTGTGACTGCCAGCTGGGAGCCGACGCAGGATGGCACAGGAGACCCAAGCCCGGAGAATGTCCGCCCGATTAAGGGCAGAGACAGCGTGACGGTGACAAGGTGCGGGGAGAATCTGCTGAATCCAAAAGAGAACGCCTATGGCACCTACACTCCGTATGGCCTAACGATAAACTATCTTGGAGACAATCTAGTTCATTTAGAGGGAACTTACCAAGAAGATGGTGGCAGCTTTGCCATCCTTGACACTCAGCAAAAACTTCTTGCGGGAAAAGGGCTGAAAATCACCGGATTTACGGTAGAGGGGACAAAGCAGAAATATTCACTTTACGGGCTACGAACGAAAAACGAAACTGTTATTGCAATGAGCGCACAGTTTACTAAGGGTGATGTTATCGACATGACCGTTGCCGTAGTTGTGTCTGGCTCCACCCCGCCCACTGAATACACCCCCTACCGTGGCGACACGCTGAACATTGCCCTTCCCTCCACCGTCTACGGCGGCGAGCTGGCCGCGGTGACGGGTGTGGGGCAGGAGACGTGGAAAACGGTAACGCTGGATGGGACGGAAAATTGGAAGACGTGGGGCGTTGATTTCAGGGTTAATGGGCACACGGGATTCTATCTGTACACTGTTAACGATTATAACCCCGCGGAGAATGAATCTGCGATAGGCAGCCATTACAAATTTTCCTCTGGCACGTTTGGCGGCGCAGCGCTTGGCTTTGGCCTCGCAGAATCGCAAAGCAAGTACCTGATTATTTCCGTTGCAAACGATGCACTGGCCGATACATCTAGCAATGACGCGGCCATTAAATCGTTTAAATCCTACCTCGCCGCCCAGTACGCCGCCGGAACCCCGGTGCAAATCGCGTACAAGCTGGCCAACCCCATCCCCTTCACAGCCTCTGGTGGCGCACCCATCAAGGCGCTCCCGGACGCCAACACCCTGTTGACCGATGCGGACAGCGTGACGGTGACCGGCAGAGCAGACCCCATCAAGCGAATTACCGATTTGGAGGATGCCGTGGCATCCATGACATAAGGAGGTACATATGGCAATCAAAAGCAAAGCACGGCATGACCTGACCCTGCGCTCAATCAAGCGGGAAATTTCCGCCGGGCGGGACGTGGCGTATTGGCTGGATAAAGCCTATACCCATCTAGACAACGGCCTTTTGACCGAGGACGACATTGCAGAGGTGGAAGCTCTGGCGCAGGCGTACTACGACGCTCTGGACGCTGAGGACAAGGCGAACTCTGAGGAGATCACGCAGTAAGGAGGATATCATGGGAAGCACTACATACGAGCATTTTGTTGACACCAACAAAATGTACGCCGCACAAGAGCAATTTCGTGGCATCACGAAAATGGTGACGTTTTGTCACCGTTTCGCCGTCATTGGCAAAATGGTGCGCAACGCGGGACAGCTGCCGCAGCCTTTTTGGCTCGGTGCTCCCTGTGGCGGCGGCTCGTGTGGTGCTGCCCGCTGCGCTGCAAGGACTTGACCGACAGCAGATGACAGCCGCCATCAAAAGCGCACCGCTTGGGAGGGTAGACCGTAAGATAGCCTTACTGCGGTACGTTGAGCGGCTTCCGCTGCCAGACATTGCAGCACAGACACATTACAGCCGGACGGCGATAGGATACCGGCTGAAAGGCATTGAAAAAATGCTGGATGTGTGATATACTAACCTTGTATATGGATTAGTTTTGAGCTTCTGCTCAGGCAATTCAAAAGCGGCAGGCTTTCGGGTCTGCCGCTTTTCTTTTTGCACGGTTCCGCTCTTGATTTTAGACTTTTCCGTTTTGGCAACACAAAACCCCCGGTGTTCCGCTTGGAGCATCGGGGGTTTCTTTATGCGGCAATATGCACAGCCAAAACCGCATCGTGCAGCATTGCTCGTGCATCAATGCCATATACTCCGGAAATGGAATCAAGACTGTTCTCGCTCCACTCCCAATCAATGGCAGCATCGTCCATGCTACCGTAACAGCCGCCCCAGTTGCTGCCATCTGTGCTGGTTACATCCCAGAAAACGCGGGTGCCAAAATCGCCGCAAGACAAATCGTCCACGGTGATAGTTAAGTATTCCCCGTTTTCGAGGGCAACCATGATGCCCCCGGATGGCTGAGAATACCCGCCGCCATTGTTGGCGGTGTTAGGGTCTGCTGCTGGGTTGCACTCACAACCCCAAAAACTAACCATATAAGCATCCATGACAAATTCTCCTTTCTTTAAGGGTTTTCTTCCCTTATTATACCACAGCCCACGGATTTCATCCGGTTAAGGGCATTCAATTATTTATCCTTGTAAATCTTCCGGAGACACATTGCAAGCCGCAGCAATTTTCTTGAGCGTGGTCATCCGGGTAGGCTTTCCAGCTTCTGCGTGCTGAATTGTCGCAGTGGACAACCCTGTCTTTTCCGACAGTGCACGAATGGTCAGCCCTGCACTTTCCCGTGCGGCTTTAATTTTGCCCGCGTCCACACCAAGCGTCTTATAATCAGGTGACGTATACCCGATTTGGAACACGCCCTGCTGCTGCATCGACAATGCCTTGAGCGCAAAGCTGTTATCCACGTCCTCGAGGTCTACATCTTTCAGGACGTATGAGCAGGCGTTGTCCAGCTCCGGGGTCATCTTGTGGAGCTTGTGCGCCAGCGTGATCTTCATCATCACGCCACGCACAGGAAACCTCGTAGCGTTGTCAAGGTCTTCCTGATTTGCATGGTCAGGGGTGCAGGCTTCGTCCAGCAGGCGGTACAGTTTGCCGAGATTTCGGACAGTAGTGTTTTCCATATTCGTTCCCTCCATTTTCTTTTACTGTGCTGATTATACCACAAAACTGCTACAAGTGATACAGGCATAGTCACCAGACTTTGTCTTATTTTTTTGTTCATTTTGTAGCAGTTGTATCAGTTTATATTTGTCCTTCGTTTGACGTTCGTTGTCTCTCGTTTTCTGCCAATGCGGTACACTGGGAGCATCAGGAGGGATGTTTTATGAGCTATTACCAGATACCCGGAACGCCTTACGTTCCGCAGCAGCCTGTCAATCCTTACGGCGGCATGGGCACGGTAGGGCTTGCCACTCCCCTGCCAAACACGCAGATGCAGCAGGTACAGCCGCAGCGTCCGCAGCCGATGAATGGGCAACAGCCTGTTCAGCAGTCGGTACAGGACGGCGGTTGGCTGCTGGGCAGGCCTGTTTCCAGCAGGGAGGAGTTTTTGGCGATACCGTCTGATCTGTACGGCAGACCGACCTACTGCCCAGACTTGCGCAGCGGCGTGATCTACTGCAAGCGGCTGAATCCAGACACCTGTGAATCCTATGTGCAGGAGTTTTACAGCCCGGAAGCATGGCGGCAGATACAGGCGCAACAGGCACAGCAGACCGCTGCACCGACACAGCAGTATGTGCCTATTGAGCAGTACAATGCCCTCGTGCACCGTCTGGATGAACTGGAAAAGTGGCAGAAGAGCTTTTCTAAGCCCGCTGCCACCGCGAAGAAAGGAGACTAAGCGATGTCCTCTCCGTTTGACATGATTACTCACAGCCCTATCATGCAGCTTGCAAATCTGGCTCGCGCAGGGCAGAACCCGATGGGGCTTATTCAGCAGTTAAGTGGGCAGAATGCTCCTATCATGCAGGGCTTGAACCTGATTCAGGGCAAGAACGAATCACAGCTCCGAACGATGGCGCAGAACCTCGCCAAAGAGCGTGGAATTGACCTGAACCAGTTGGCAAGCGTCCTGAATTTGACGCTTCCGAAGTGAGGAGGCTTTACAATGGATGATTTTGAAAACAGCCATTCCGAAAAAGATTTTGGTATCAACAATCTGTGTGGCAATGACAAAATATGGGTTCCTTTAATGCTTGGCTTGATTTTCGGTGCTGCCAGCAAAAATTGGGATGACCCAAAAGACAAAAAAGACACCCCTCCAAACTGACTTAACAATCCTAAAATAAGCATTCCTCTAAGCGAAACGCTTCTCAGTTTTGCGGACTTGACAAAAACCGCTTTTGTTTGGCTTCGCCCATCGCATACGGCGGTGGGATAGCATAACGCAAAACTGAAAGGAGTTTTGTTATGGACGATTTTGCAACTGGCTATCTGGCTGGGCAGGACGGCGGCAATAACAACGGCGGATTCTTCGGCAACGAAGGTCTGTGGGCGGTTATCATCCTCGCTATCATCTTCGGCTGGGGTACAAACGGCTATGGCCGGAACGGCGGCGACAACGGCATGAACGCCTACATCCCCTATCTGGTCGGCACTGGCGCAACTGGTCAGGGCGGTGTAGACACCCGTGCGGCTCTGTCTGAGGGCTTCTACCAGCAGGATACCTCCCGTTCTTTGGCGGGTATCCAGAGCGGTATCTGCTCTCTGGGCTATGACCAGCTGGCGCAGATGAACGGCGTCAACGCCAACATTGCGAACGGCTTTGCTGGCGTGAACAGTGCCATTTGTCAGCTTGGCTACCAGAACGCACAGCTCGTGAACGGTCTGGAACGCAGCGTGTCCAACGGTGACAACGCCATCAACCTTGCCATCATGCAGGAGGGCAATGCACGACAGGCTGGTCAGACCGCACTTGCCACGCAGCTGGCATCTTGCTGCTGCGAGAACAAGCAGCTGATCGGCGACCTGAAGTACACCATCGCAACGGAGGACTGCGCTACCCGTCAGGCCATCGCAGACAATGCCCGTGCCATCGTGGACAACTGCAACGCCAACTTCCGCAGCATGATGGACTACTTCACGCAGGATAAGATCGCCACTCTGACCGCCGAGAACCAGAACTTGAAGTTCGCGGCTTCTCAGGATCGGCAGAATGCGCTTCTGACCTCCGCGATGAGCGCCCAGACCGACACCATCCTGAACCGTGTGAATCCTCGTCCGATTCCCGCTTATCAGGTGGCAAACCCCAACGTGGGCGTGAACTGCTGCGGCTGCTGCTAACCCACACACTCCCCGATAACACCGGGTGAACCATCGGGGCAGGGGTAAGACACCTCTGCCCCTGATTTTTTAGGAGGAAAACATTATGGCTTGCAAAACAAGCTGCAAACTCTGCCCGCACTTGGTCATCAGTCAGGCGGTCACGTTCGCCAACGACACGCTGACCATCAACATCCCTGCCGGGTCTTACGCAGCGGGCGAAAAATATTGTATCGTTGTCGCCCAGAGCATCCCGGACACGACCACCATCAACGCCCCTGTGGTCATTACCATCGGCGCAGGCACTACCGCATACCCCCTGACCGACTGCAACTGCGCTCAGGCAACCGCTGAGAGCATCCACACCCGCACCCGCTATGCTACCCGTGTTGCAACGTCTGCGACCGACACAGGCACGTTCAAATATCTTGGCTGTTTCTGCCGCTCTCACGCTGGTGCGCCCGCGTCTATTTCTTGAGGAGGTGTAGATTATGGGCAAGACTAATTTTCGCCGCATGATGATGCTCCGTGACCACGACAAAAACCGTGAGCCGGAACGTGACCGCCTCGAAGAAGAGCGTGACCGCAGGGAGCGTGAGATGGAACGCCGTCTGCGTAAGCTGGAAGGTGGCAACGACCACTATCCCTATTATCCGCAGGAGGAGAACCGTTACATTGACCCCTACCCTATCCCCCGCTATCCTGACGTAGAGAATGGACGCAGAATGCCGCAAATCGGCTTCTCACAGAACGGAGACTGGGACAAGCGGTCTGGGCAGTACGAACGTGGCGGTGCGGATAGCCGCTCGATCAGGATGCCGCGCCAGCACCTCACCCACGATGAAGCGGAGGAATGGTGCGACAGCATGGTGAACGCTGACGGCACAAAGGGCTGTCACTGGACGCTGGAACAGACGCAGGACGTTGCCAAACAGCGCAATATCACCTGTGACCCAAACGATTTCTGGGCTGTCATGAACATGATGTACTCGGATTATTGTCAGGTTGCAAAGCGTCAGTCCGTTGACACTCCGGGCTTCTACGCTGATATGGCAAAGGCGTTCCTTGAGGACGCGGATGCCGCAGATGGCAAGGCATATCTCTACTGGGATTGCATTGCTGATAAGTAATACAGAACCCCTGTGTAGTCGTAATGACCGCACAGGGGTTTGTGCTTTATCAAGTTCCTGTATCTCCGATTTTTTTCATGGTGCTTTTGAGATTTGGCACATCTGCTTCCGGCATTTTACGTTTGATGCCAATAATCGCTTGCGTGATTCCAGCTTTATTTAGCTGGTTTACAGACTTACGGAATACAAAATCAATGTTTATATTCGCTTTGATTGTTCCGTCATCTTCAAGATAGCAGTTTGGAATCCACACGTTTTGATTACTTCCGTTGATTTTGAAACGCTTTGCTTTGTGGCAACCGTAGTCCTCTCTTACAATCAGCTCAACAGGAATGCCCTTGTAATATTGAGTGTCAGTGTTGTACTTTTTAGCCAGTTTTGCTTTACGTTTTGCTACCTCTGCATCGATTTTAGCTTGTTCCTCTTTGCTTCTGCGTTTGTGTGGCTTGTATCTCCGCATTTTTCTCCTCCCTCATAAATCATTCTTCTTTGATATGCATTAGAATATACAATGGGATAAATCTTTTCCAACTATGGCAATGTCTAGGCCATCGCCGAACAAAATACCAATCGCCAAACAGATGAATAGTTGTGTAGTATTCAGCAATCCTTTCGACCCGCTCTTGCTTTGTCATATTAATTCCTCGGTATATCTGTGTAGTACAGCTCCATATCCGCCTTGTACATATCAAGTTGTCTTTTGCTATCTACAAGCGTGTTAAAGCTAAATCCCGCCGAAAAAGATACGGCGATGGACAAAATCAAGTGCGCTGCAACCCATTTACCAGCAAAGATAAACGGAATCTGAACTGCTACAGCAAAGACATCGAACAAAAGAACGTAAATGCCACGTTTAACCATTTTCTGTAAGCGGCTAATGCTTTCTTCGTAAAATTCTTTCGACCTCTTCATACGTCAATCCTCCAAGAAATCCTCTTGATTCAGAACTTGCTTTACAATTCGTTCTGTACATTCTTTGATAACCGTAGATGCAGGGACGTGTTCTTCATAAGCTATGTTTTCAAATTGTGCTCCTGCATATTCAAAGAACCTTTTAGAAAGTATTTCTGCATCCGCACGGCACAACGGCTTTAATTCGTATTGCAACGGAAATCTTCTTATAAGTGCAGGGTCAAGCCTATCAAATCGGTTTGTCGTTCCAATAATAATGACATTGTTCGGCAATCTATCCATTTCCTGCATAATCGCAATAACCACACGGTTCATTTCCCCAACGTCATCTTTTTGCCCACGAGCCATTCCGACCGCATCTATTTCATCAAAACAAAGAACGCAAGGAGCAGTTCTCACATAATCAAAAATTCTTGCAAGGTTAGATTGTGTTTGCCCCAAGTGCGAATCAACTAGACTTGAAAATTGAATCCTCAAAAAAGGAAGTTTTGCTTTATGCGCTATATACCTAGCCAGCATGGTTTTTCCACATCCGCTTTGCCCATAAAGCATCAATGCTGGCAAATAAGGAATGCCCATTTCATTTAATTTTTCAGATGCTCGATAAATAGCAACAATTTTCTGCGTTATACTTTTTTCTTCGTTCCTAAGAAGGAATCTTGCTTCTGGAAATTCTTCTGTATCCTCTGCGATCAAAAGATGCTGTAAGTTATATGGCAATTCAATAAATTCTCTTTTGCTTTCCAACTTGCGAAGCATATTTTCTTTGAACCGCTCATCTTTTTTGGATGATATAGAACCCAAAATGATTTTAACGGCTTTTTGCGCGTTTCGCATATCACCATCGCAAACAAATCGAATAAGGCGTCGTTCACTATCATTCATCTAAGAAATCCTCCAATTCAATCTTCCCATCTGCCGCAGCAGCAGCCAGAGCGTACACGAACTGTCCGATGGTCATTCCGTGCCGTCTGGCTTCACGGTTGATGTACTTGCGCTCCTCCTCGCTCATAAGGATGGTAATGCGCTTTGAACGCTTGCCATCACCGCTTGCAACGCCCTGATGCGATTCCGGCATCGGGATTTTTTTCTTTGTCAAACCAGCTTCAGCCAGTGCGCCGGGAATATTGCCCTGTTCAATCAGCCGTTTCGTTTCCTTTGCCTGTTTCAGCTTCTTCGGCTTACCTTCGCCTAACACGGCATCACTTGGCTGGCTTTTGCTGTCTTTGGCTTGCTTCGGCTTAATACTGCTTAATTCCGCTTCACTTGGCTGTGCATGGCTGTCTATGGCATCACTAGGCTTAATTAGTGCTTGTTCGGCATTATTCGGCTTTGTTTGGCTTACTTCTTCTTCCTTTGGCTCACTTTGGCTTAATACTGGTTCCGAAAAAACAGGCTGGAAATCAAAGCCTCCAAGCAAGCCAGAGGATTTTTTGCTGGTTGATTTCATTTTTCTTCCTCCATTTTTGCGCCGCATACTGGGCAAAAATTCCAAATCCACTTGTCGAAATCGCTTTCGGAAATCATACCACCACAATTACTGCATTTAATTGCTTGCTCTGCATGGCTGTTATCATAATCGTCCTGAATAATAAAAGTCAAACCCTCTGGACGTTCCCATGTTGCTTTTGTCTGTAAATCTTGCACATCAGCATTTCTTAACGCTCTTAACCTTTCTAACGCATCTTCCAACGCTTGATTGTCACCTTCTTCAAGAAGTCTGTTTTTATAATATTCCATCAAGGGAGCAACGTCTACAATCTTCTTACTCATTTTCTTCTCCTTTCACAATCATCTGCGCCAACGCCTTGAAGTCCTCTGCACTGGTGCTCTTTGCCGTGTCACCACTAAACAGGCTGTGTCGTTCTGCCTGTGACTTGCGAACGCCCATAGACGGTCTGATTTTCACGTCCAGCAGGGTTGTGCCCATGCTCTGTGCAATCACAGGGAGCTGTTCCACGACCTCTTTAGACAGGTTCTCACGGCTCTTGTACTGGTTCAGAAGCAGACCTTCAATCTTCAAGGTCGGGTTGAAGTATCTGCGAACGTCGCCAATGGTCTGCGAAAGCTGGCTCAGACCAGCCAGTGCATATCGGTCTGCCGTAATGGGCACGATGATGCTGTTGGCGGCAATCAGAGCGTTTACAAGCGCAAGACCGAGCTGCGGGGGAGTGTCCAAAACAATGTAATCGTACTGTTCAGACACGGATTCCAGTGCTTCACGCAGCCGGAAGTTCTTGCCCATGTCCCGGACAAGCTGCTCGTCAATGTCCTTCAATGCATTGTCTGACGGCAGAATGTCACCAGCTTCGCAGTGCTGGATTCCTTCCTCTACCGTGCCCTGACGGGTCATTACATCGAACAAAGTACATACGTCCTCTGTCTGTGCGCCGTAAGTGTCCGTTGCGTTGCACTGGGCATCGCAGTCTACCAGTAAGACTTTCTTGCCAAGCAACTGCAACGCGCCAGCCAGACAGGTGCTTGTGGTGGTTTTGCCTGCGCCGCCCTTCTGGTTGGCGATAGCTATGATTTTTGCCATTTTATCACTCTTTCTTTATTTGCTGTTAAGCGCTTCAATGGAATAAAACGCTGGCATATACTTGTCTACGATACCTGCCTTGTCCACGCTTCTAATCAGATAACCAACAGGTCTGTCGGGGAACGGAGACCTGTCCAAAGACAAAATATCCTTATACGCTGCCTTTACCGTCTCGTAAACCGCTTCTCTGCGTCTCGGCAGCTTGATTTCTGGATGCTCTTTCTTCATCCACTTCTCAACCACTTTTGCCACGTCAATGCAGTCTTGCTTTTCCAGCTCGTCACACACAGACCAGTCAAAATCCTCGTATCCGCTTCTACGGGGCTTTCTGGTGGATTTTTGAGGTTCGGTCGATATTTCGCTTGCCTGAGCTTCAATCAGTGTCTCAGACGCTTTAATTTTGGGCTTAAACTTGACTGCCACGGCCTTTCGTGCCACAAGAACCGGTTCATAGGTCACCACGATGTCAGACACAGCATTGATTTCATCCACTGCAACATCAAGCACTCGTTTACGAAGGTTCTTGTAAACATCGTAGCTTGCTTCCATCGCACCGAGCTGTTCTCTTAGCCTTTTCAGACTGATTTCATGCGGTTTGTTGTCCATATTCAACCAGTCCCGAAGAATAGAATAAAGCAGGATGCTGTACTGTGATTTCATCCGTGATGTGTAGCGCAGACGATACCGAACGTACCCGCTTTCGGCAATATCAAAAAAGATGGGGCGAAGATCAGGGTTGCAAGTGATTGCCACAACATAAGACCTTGTTTCCGGCACATAATCCAGTTTTGCCCTTGTGAAAAGGACAAAACTCTCAAACGTGCCCTTCTCTTTGTCAATGGGAATCGACACTGTATTGCCTAGAAAGTGCTTGATCTGCGGCTCAATCCTTCGTGCATCAAGGCTTTTTAACCCCAGCAGGTCTCTGTACTCTGCCAACGAGAACTCCACACGGCTGCTGTTTGGGTCTCTCGGATTTATTCTTGATAGGTAAACCTCCAACAACCGAAGTTCTCCTGCGGTGTAGTCCCTAAATTTCGCCCAAACAAGGGATTTGCTTTTCTCGACAAGGTTATTGTCTGATATTTTTGGCATCCGCTCCTCCTTATGCCCTATAATTACGGCACTTCACGCCGTTCTGACGGCGGGAGCAGGTCATGCGCTTGCACCCTTCGCAACCACCGCAGGCTGCGGTAGCAATAATGTCATACACAGGGCTGGCAATGATGGAGTAGTGGCAAAGCCCAACTTTCCAACTCCACCGGTTTTGTTCCTCCGTCTTGATGGCATCAGCAGGGACGGAATCCATACGGTCAGACAGTCCCTCGTTGTCGTACCGGGTGATGATGTGCCCAGTCAGGCGATAGCCGGGCTTTTCCGGGAACGCGAACGGCTCCCAATCCGGCTCCGCTGTCGCACTGATCGCAACAGAGTCAACCTTGACGGCGGGTTCGTCATCTTCAACAACAACCCGATAATCACCATCGAATTGACGTTGCGTAGCTTCCTCTGCGGTGATTTCGGTGCGGTCGATGTCCTCACCAATCAGAAAATATTTTTTCATGATTCACGCCTCCTTTTTTCTGGTATGATTATACCACATTTTGGGGGACGTGTCAACCATTTTTGTCCCCCATGACTTGTCTTTTTGTCCCCCATATGGTCGTCAAAACGTCCCCCATATGGTCGTCAAAACGTCCCCCATGACTTGTCAAAACGTCCCCCATGCTTTGTCATTTCGTCCCCCATCTACATATTATATATTAAACAAGAAATAAACAAGAGGTTAAATATCATCGTTAAATAGGCGATGACGATAATTTTCAACAATTTCTTTGTTTTTTCCATTCCAGCTTGTGGATAACTCAACCTTCCATTTGCTGAATAAAGTCTTTCCGACAATGATTAGTCTTATCTAACGTGTACAAAATGTGGATGAAAAACTTTTGAGCCGGTGTTATGGGGGACGGATTGACGAACTATTCAAACACAAACATCAGATTAACGATAATTCGTTATTTATTCAGCGCGAATACTGTCGATTTGCAGCCTATGGGGGACGGAATGACAAGGTAAATTTGTCCGATAGGTGTACAAAAAGTGGATGAACGTGGACAAAATGTTCTTAAAAAACTACGATAATTCGACAATCAGCCAGTTATATTATTTGGGTTCACGGTATAAGAATCGTTGGACTTCATAGCGGCTTCAGTTCCAGCATCTTGCGCCTGATAGAGTATTTCCATCTTCGGGGCGGTTCCGTTCGGGTCTGGGTCTGTTCCGGTAGCCTGTGTTATCTCATAGTTTCCCGATACCATCCGGCAGACAGCGACCCTGTCCTTCAACGGCGTGTGGAGGTTTGCCAGAATCTCCGTCAACACGCCGATGTGGTCTGAGCCGTGATCTCCGTACCGAATGTACAACAAGGCATCTATCTCATAGGAGGAACACTCCATCATGGCATCTATGAGAATCTTACGCTTTCCCATGCTGGAAAGGTCGTCCTCCAGATGCTCCAGCAGCCCCGGATGAATGCAAGCGTCCATGTATCGAGCCACCGATACGCCGCAGCAGGTGAACCAGCGCATAGCCATCGGCAGGGAGATGGCTGCCAGACCTTGCTCCCAATTTGCTACCGTACCACGATTCACGCCCATCCGTGCCGCCAACTTTTGCTGGCTCAAACCAGAACACATTCGAGCCATCTCTAATGCTTTGGCTGTTCTTACTAAATATTCATCCATAAATTCTCACCCTTTCAACAAAATCCGGCAAAACTGCCGGGTTCGACAAGCCAAAAAATGGAAAAAGCTGCTATGGAGAACCAACAGCAGCCTGTGTTATAACTGTACCATCGAAAAAAAACAATCAAAACAGGAGGTAACAACATGATTATCATTGACGGAATGCCCGCATCTGAACCGAACGAAAACAAAACGCCGAAACCGTGGGAGGGTTAGTGTATGAACCAGATTGACACCATGCTCATTCCCTATGCCCGCCAGACCGCTTTAAAACTGGTCTACAACCTTGCAAACAACGATGCTGATAAGTTTGCTTATGAAGAAGCAAAAAACGTTCTGGAACGCGCCATAGCCGCCTTAGACGATGGACGCGACCCGGCAGATAACATCGAACGCATTGACGGACAGCTCGTAGAGCTGTGATTGGAGGAAAGATGGATAGGCGCTGTCCCTTTTGACTTGAACGCTCGTGGTTTCCCCGATGTGAAGTAATGGATGTGAAGAAAACGATTGATTTTTACGAAGTTGTTAGAAATGCATTGACTTTACAACTAGAAGATGTATAATCGTATTGAATGAACGTCCGTACTTACCGATCGGGAGGATATACCACAATGAGTGAACAGGAAAGAGCCAAGATTGACCGATTTATTGCATGGCTGCTGGAACATCCTGAAAAGATTCCGGCAGCGGAGCAAGCCCTAGACCTAGAATAACAGAAAACCCCTTGCGCAGAGCTATAACAGCCCGGCACAAGGGGTTTTTATTTTACCGGGTCAAAACCACTTCTTTTTTCGGTTTTTACGGTAACGATATTTTCTGCTATTGCCATATAGCACGCGGTCATTGCCTTTTAACAATGCCTGCATGAACCAGAAGCAAAAGGCACAGCCACACAACAGGTAATACACAAGCTTACCTCACATCTTCTCGATCAGGTTCATCAGAGCTTCACGCTGCTCTTTCGGCATAGATTCAAGTTTTCTTCTAATCCGCTCTACTGTTGCATCGACTTCACTTTGCGGCTGCTGGGGCGGGTTTTCTTTTTGGTTGCCAGAAACCAAAGCATCTACGCTTGTTCCAAAATAAGAAGCTATCTTATCGAGCGTTTCATATTTCAAGCTTTGCTTTCTACCGTTTTTCAAATCGGTCAAAGACCCACGGCTTGCACCCGATTCCTTGCACATTATAGTCACATTTACTCCGCGCTGCTTGCAGAGTTTTTCAATATTTTCGTACAAGTTTGCCATAATTCCAGTCCTCGCATTGTAAGGTTTGCTGAAATTACGCGAACGCTTAAAAAAGCCTTGCATTTTACGCGAAAGCGTATTATACTAAGACCGTACCGCGTAGGCGTAATGAATGATTTCTAGCAACTTCATTATATTACACTTATGCGTAAAAATCAATAGCCGGAGGTGAAATAATGGCTGAAAAAAAACCTCTGTGTGACTTTGGCAAACAAATCGAGATTGCTCTTATCCAAAAAGACAAGACCAACGACTGGTTGATTGAAAAAGTCAAGGAGGATACCGGACGATATTTTGACCGTTCTTACCTTTTCAAGGTTAAGACTGGAAAGCTGGAAACGCCCGGAATCAAGAAAAGCATCTGCCGGATTTTGAGCATTCAGGATTCGGGAGCATAAGAAAGGAGAGAAAATGGCAAACATTCAAGTTTTTGAATATCAGAATAACAAGGTTCGCACTGTTGATATGGACGGAGAAGCGTGGTTCGTTCTGAAAGACGTGTGCGCTGTGCTTGGTATTAACAATAACCGCATGGCTGCTGACCGATTGGATGATGACGAAAAGGGTGTCAGTCTGATTGACACCCTTGGCGGCAAACAGGAAATGGTAATTGTCAACGAAAGCGGTTTGTACCACGTCATCCTCCGCAGCGACAAGCCAGAAGCGGCACCATTCCGCAGATGGGTCACAAACGATGTGCTTCCTGCAATCCGTAAGACCGGAAGCTACAACGCGCCGCAGCTTACCCGGTCGCAGCTTCTCGCAACCGCGCTGATCGCAGCACATGAGGAGCTGGAAGAGAAAGACAAGCAGATTGCAGAACTTACGCCGAAGGGCATTTTTGCTGACGCAGTGAGCGCAAGCAACCAGAGCATTCTTGTTGGCGAAATGGCAAAGCTGCTGTCTCAAAACGGCATCCAGATGGGTCAGAACCGCTTGTTTGCATGGCTGCGTGAGAACGGATACCTGATTAAGGACAGAAAACGGGCAGACTACAATATGCCGACCCAGAAGTCTATGGAACTTCGCTTGTTTGAAATCAAGGAAACGTCCATTGCACATTCCGATGGGCACACTTCTATCAATAAGACCCCTAAAGTGACTGGTATCGGTCAGGTCTATTTCGTTAATCTCTTCTTAAAGACGGAGAAGAGCAGAAAAGCGGAGGGCTGAACATGGAGCAGATTATCACCTTAAAGGTAGACCTTGAATACCCAGAAGAAGCGCACCACGCCATTGACAAGGCGGTTGAGGCCTACGAAGCGGACAAGCTCAAGTGGACGGCAGAG